GATTGTAGTTCACTGCCTCATCGACTGCATTCTCAATGTCCTGATAGTACAGATCGTCACCGAGCTCAGTTGTAGTATGGCAAATGCGATCCAAATAGGATTGAGTACCATAGTCATGCTCGATGTTGTCGTAGCGATACCAGTCGTCATACTGAGTAATCGGATTGTACGGATTGTCCGAAGTACTCAGAGCTACTACTTTAGCCAACTACTTACTCCTTTCCTATTTAAGAGCTTTCTGCAAAGTCGATACAGACACATTCAGTGCCTCAGCGATCTCTGCATTCGTTCTCCCTTGTTTCAGCATTGCCTTGGCTCTATTAATTTTAGCTGTTGACATTAGTTTTTCGGTTCTTGGCATTGCATACTGCTTCACCTTGTCCATGTCAGTATTGTTCAGGATTCGGATCAGCAGATTGTTACTAATGGCTCTTGCCTGAATAGCAGACCATTCTTCAGGTGTGATCTCGATTCGCTTCTTACCAGCTCCTATGCGAGTTCGGGCTTCAATAATTTTGCGACCACGAAGCTTCTTGATGTCATCAGCATCCATGGAAGGATCAGATTCTTTAGCTGCCTGCACCCATTTATTGGCAAGCAACTGTGCTTTTCTTTCCAATGGTCTGTTCTTTTCAGCTTCATATAGCTTTTCATTCAAGCTCTTAACTTCTTCAGCATATGCTTGTTTGGCAGAAGGAGAGTATCTAAAAGGCTCAATCGTGAGCACAGTCTTTCTTGCTTCTTCTGCCAATCTCTTCAGTTTGTTGGCATAATTTGCATAAATGGTTTCCTGAATAGTTCCTGAAGATAGTGTAAAGGCATCATTGGTTTCCGCCATTTTTGTGGATTTAACAGTACTCCTGATTTCTTTACCATGTTTATTGGTATAGGTTCTGCCTGTTTCCTCAAAAATCTTTTCGCCATTGTAAAACCGTTCCCGTTGTTCAGGTGTCATTCGCTTCGGATTGGTGATCAGCCTTCTGGCGAACGGATCTTCTTCAGAGCTCGCTTTGGATATCAGAGTAGATGCTCCTCGTTTCGGACCGCCTTGGTATTTGGTCTTCAATTCGGCAATACCATTATCTCGTTCAGACTGTTTCCAATCCAGATGGTGCTTTTCAGCATCAATAACAACCATGGAATGTCTTACAGCTCGTTCAAGTTCGCTGTCTGTGGCACCTTTGATTGTCATATCAGTGATCAGGTTTGATACACTGCCCATTTCTCGCTGCTTATGGAATCCATGATCAGCATCAACCGGAGGTGCATCATCTTTTAACTGATACATATCAGTGCTGAAGTTTCGAAGTCCTTCAAGCACTGGTCGAACAGTGATCCGTTTATCATTGTTCGGAATAACAAGGATCGTATCGCCATCAAAGTCTGCGCCAGACATCTTTGCTGCCATCTTTGGATGGATCATCACAGCATCAATGGCCAATGTGCCATCAGGTCTGGTCAGAATATCTTTCGCTCGCTTATCCCTATTATTGACAACAAAGTCACCAGCTTCAAAGTTTCCGCCATAAGGATGCCTGATACCAACAAGATGCTCGCCATCATTATAATCATAAGCAACGATCTCGTTTTCTTTCAGCCAGGGTGCTGGCAATATCACACGGCTTCTTTGCCTCGGCAGTGAAGCGCCTTTCAAATGAACTGCAGCGGCATCACAATCATCTGCAAAGCTGCTCATCAATTTGCTCTTGACTGCCGGATTCTGAAGCATATTGATCTCGTCGAATTCTTCTTTACGAATATCATAGGCTTCTTTAAGCTGGCTTTGAATCAAACTAGGCCGTTGCTTGGAAAGAAACTGACTGCTCAAAGTCTTTGACCATTCGTTCCAGTTTCCTTCTTCGTTAACGATGTTCAGAACACTTTGTTGCTTTTTACCGTCTTTATCAATATAATGTCGTTGCGCCCTAATAAGGTCCTTGTCGTCCCTAATGGTTGCTCCAAACGGATTCGACGGATCAGCATCCTTTTTAATCGGTTTAAAGACCGATGTGTCTGAGGAGTGCCCAAACTTGTCTGTTCCTTTTGGCTTATTCGTATTAAATATAATGTCAACTCCTGGCGGGAAATCTTTATCATCGCCATACAATGCCATTCCTTTCAAGTAATGTGTAGGATCGGGATTGTTGGAGTCTTCTCGTGTGGCAATACGAACCTGGGCATACAGAGCTCGACCTAATGAAATATCATCCACACCACGGCGAAGCTCAATCGTTCCATCACGGTCCTTGCCTCCTTCTTCAGCATAACGGACCATAATCCGTTTGGCATCCACAGGCTTAGGAGGCGAAAGCTTCTCAAATGAATATCCATGGTCCTCACTATAGAAGTTCGGAATGGCCAGTTTGTCTTTGTTCTTGGCAATCTCACCATAAGGAACATCATTTTTAGTCAGGATCTTGATTCTTGTTCTCTGGCCGGTTCCCTGCTGTTGCTGATAAACGGTGGAAACTTTATAACCTTGTTCCTCCATAATCAGTACGGCATTCTTAAGTTTCTGGTTGGAAACGCCCAAATACTTTTCAACACCAGCACCGACATCAATATACCGATTATCTTCGACAGCCTGTTTAAGGGCATTGATGACATTCTGTGTTTGCTCAGATCTGGCATTGCTTTTAGGTTCGAGAAGACTTCGAACAGAGCTTTCATTCGGCAGCTTCATTCGTTTGGCAATTGCAGGATAGCTCATGCCTTTATCACGAAGCCTGGTTGCTTCAGCAACTCGCTCTTTTCTCATTTCGTCCTCAGCCATACTCAGCTTAGCACGAAACACACTGGTGGTCATGCCCATGCTTCTGGCAATCTCCGTATTGCTCAGGCCCTTAGACCTAAGCCTTTCCACATTGCCCTTGAAGTTGGCATATCGCTGATAAGGGTTTTCACCGCTTCCCCAAGGATATCTGCCAGAGTGTCTTGGTGTGCCATAATGCACAAGCACTCCGAGGCTATCCAAGTCCACCATTTCGGTGTAAGGATCATACAAAGGATACAATCGGTTGTTTGCCGGTAATATCCCAGCATGAGACAGAGTTCCATCTGTTAATCCCTTAACCTGGATCCCTGTCGCTTCGGTGAATGATCTCGCTGCTGCCAACAGAATATCATCCGCCAGTAACTGAGTCTCTTGGTCGTTCATCTTGTCATACCTCCAAGAATTTGTTTTCGATCACCTCATTATCATGGATGACCGTCTCTATAATAGCAGAAATATCCTTTTGTGTGGGGGAATGACACAGAACCTCATTGTTCTGATAGATCCTCAGTTCTGTTCTGCTCTTCTGGAAATTGACTTGCTTTTTGTATTCAAGATAGAATAATGCCGCATATATCATTAGCTGGTCCATGCTTGCCGGGTTGGTGCCTGTTTTAAGATCATGAATCCTCAGCACGTTCCGTCCATAGCTAAGTGTGTCTGCTGTGCCAAATATAAATTCAGAATAGCACACCACCAACTCAGGTGTCATCTTAAACCCAATAGCATCATTGACATAGGGGAGAAGGTTGTAAAACAAACGATCTATGTCTATCACTCTGAACGGAATCCCATTCTGTAGCAAATATAACAGAAGAGCATTCTTTTCACTTAAATTGTCGTCCATTGGGAGACGATAAGCGATTCGATCTTTTGCATAGCTATGAACAAGCGTGCCTATCGGCTGTGAATAGCTGTTGATGTAACGCGCTATCAATTGGTCGTCATTATCATTCAGCCAACTGTGCTTACTGGCACCCAATACAGCATGCTTGCCTTCAAGTTCCGAATGTTTGTTGAAGATCATTCAGCACATCCTCCTCGTTTTCTGGAAATATAAAACGGCTAAAGCTCATTCCATCCAGCATCGAAACATAATAATCCTGATTCGGCTGATGGCTTGCTTCAGCATCCTTCTTGCACTCCAGAACTGCCCAGTGATCTTTATAGAGCACAGTCAGATCTGGAAAGCCTTGCAAATATCCAGCATCGTTTTTGAGGATGACGCAGCCTGGAAATCGATTCTTCAACTTTTTAATCAAGTTTGCTTGGAAGGTACTTTCTTTCATGAAAACCTCCAAAAAGAAATAAAACATGTCCTTTCTTTAAAGACATATCTTACTCCTCTCTATAATAGAGTATGTTTTTCACGCGTGCTGCGAAATCCCTTGTGAAATCAGGCGTTTTCGTCGCTTCGCTTTTCATTTTTTACGAAACCTGTCACACTTTTGGGTTTTGAGCCTCCAATAAAGGCCGATTCGTTAAAGTTTTTCTTATTTTTCAATGCCCTGGCCATCGCCAAATCGATCTTGCTATCGCTTGTCAAATAATAGTAATATAAATCATGATAGGCGGTGTTCAATCTGTCGATCCTGCCAGCTGCCTGCACCATTGTCTTATAACTATAGTTTTGACTATAGAATATAACAGTGTCCGTTTCTATGCAGTTCCAGCCTTCGGCTCCGGCAGTGTATTGTACAAGATAGGCCCATCGTCCACCAGTTGGCAATGGCTCATGTTTCTGTCCGTTCCATTCTGCAAATGGCCAATTAATGTTTAATAACGTTTCTCTGAGAATGTCCAGCTCATAGTTATAGTTATAGAATATAATTGCACGACGTTTTTCGAACAATATCCTGGTTATGGAGTTTGCCCGTTCCGGATCGGAATTAACGATCCTCCGCAAGGTATAGCACAACTCTGAAGCTTCTTTGATCGGCTCTTCTGTGTAAGGATTAAAACGATGTTTCATTGCAATATCATACAAAGCTTTGCTGTATCCTGTTCTGATCGTCATACTATGGGGGACCGTGCTCTTTTCGAATGACATGCCTACAAGAATACTATCACGAAACTTCTCCAATTGCTTTATGTTGCAATATCCACGGATCTGAGGGTACCTTGTGTTGAATCGGTTGTAAATGACATACAACCTCTGAAACTCCGTTTTATTCTTAACAAAACCATTGGCTATGAACACTGGTAGATAGTCCATCCAGCAATCTCCTGGAGTGGCACTGAGCAATATCCATTGGTTTCTGGCTGTGATCTTTAAAAAAGCCTTTGTCCAAGCGCCATAACCAACAACGCGTTGCTCATCAAATATAAAAAAGCATCCTGTAATGGATGTATATTTTTTAATATTATTCCAGCTGTCAATTGCCACATGTGCGCCTTTATAACTAGCAGAAGGGTCTGTACTGAGTCCGAATCTGGCGCATTCTCCTTCCCATTCAAAGGTGTCACGTTTTCTGGCAGTGGTGATAATATAAAGGTCTTTCGGTTTACGCATATTCTCGCAAACTTTGTTGAAATAATAGGCGAGACCCGTTATACTTTTGCCACTGCCCGTTCCGCCCCAAAGGATCGAACCATTATGCAATCTGTCAAGAGCTGCTTTCTGATGTTCAAATAACTGCATAAAGTGTGGAGAGCGAAGAATATCACTCTTCACCCTCCACTCTCCACACTCCTTTCTTAGTCGTCCATAATGCCAGCCTTCAGATCATCAAGGCTGCCTTCGTCTTCAAAGATTCGCACGACCATCTTGCTCAGGTAAGCGGTTACACCAGTATAAGTCCTGCTTTCGCTCCAACGCCCACGAATGGTCAGGTTGGCCTTTACGATCTGAGCAGAATCCAGATCACCAACATTACTTTCGTCCATCAGCATTTCACCCTTGCTGCTGACGACGAGGATCTTCGGATTAAGACGGGCAAGATCACTGTCTGCAGGATGATACTTTACCTTTACTCGCAACAAATATGTAGGTTCAGCCTGAGGATCACGAGGATTCTCGTTCTTCTTAATGTTCCAGCCTTCTTCCATCAGTTTCTCAACATCAACCTGGGAAGGATCCAGAAACACACAGAAATTCCGATCGCCTTCACGGTTATACTGGCCGATCTCCAAGCCACGGAAGTTACGAGGAGTCCAGCGTTCCGTATTGTAAGGGATGTTCATGTCCTTCAGGATCATCGGTTCAATCGTCTTATGCATAGAAGTTTCCATAATATAAATCTCCTTTAATCTTTTTTAATTATCCCATGGTAAATCAATTTTTGGGTTTTGAGGGTATGGAGCATCGCTGACGAACAAATCAAAAGGCCCAAACTTCTCTATTTCAGCTTTGGCTTCCGCCGTTCGTTTATCATAGTAGCTACGATCCACCTGGTCTTCCAAACCAAGCTCCCGGACCACTTCGTACTCTTTCCAGCGATATCCTTTTGCGCCATTGGCGCTGTCATATTTACCTTTATTCTCTCGGACAAGTTCACCGCCATTGCAACCAGGCTTAATCGGGCAGAACGCTCCGCACTTTCCAACGAACACATAATTGTGCTCATCTTTGCTCAGGTTTTCGTTCATATCCAAATATAAAGCCGTCGTTACGCTATTGACTTCGTACATGTCCTCAAGAGTGATCGGCTCATGTGTAAACAGTGTCTTGAACAGATAGCTGTCTTTGAACCAATCTCCGGTTTCAGTCCATTCTCCACCATGATCGTAAAGATCACTTGGAATATAACCATACTTGGCCTCGGCAGCCTCTTTTGTGTCATACCTGGCAACATAGTCTGCTTTTGTGATCAGGCACATCCGCTCATATGTCGCTTCATGCTCAAAGGTATAGCCATACAGTTTTCCATAGTCCATGACAAACTTAATAATATCAGGCGTTGCATTCGGGATCTTGATAGAGTCTGTCTTAATATGAGCGACAGTGAATCCTCTCTGCTGCACTTCATGCTTTAAGTTGATCATGAACAACGCTCCGCGTTTTGCGACAATGTTATCCACATTCCGTTTATCGCGGAACGGATTATCAAACTTGGCGCTGGTCAATCCGTATACCGAGTTGATGGCTATCTTAAGTGCCCCTGACAAAGCCTTCGCCTGTTTAGGATCGTTCAGATACTTAGTGAGCTTTCCGCCAAACAGTTCCTTTGCTTTGTCATATTCTTTGTGCTTAATGTAGATACGAGCCTGCAGAATATCATCAAAGTTCTTAGTATACTCTCCAAGCAATTGCTCAGCTTTCAGACTATGCGGATGCATGGAAGCAATATCAAGCAATGCCACATTACAGTGAATGCCTGGCTCGGAGTATACATAGCCGCCTTCGCCAACTTCCTCGCCACGATATATGCTGGCATAGTATGGTTTCTTTAATGGTAATCCGGATTCATCGGTGGTTATCTGCTTATACTCGTATTTTGGGAACACAGGACGCCCAAGAGAATCGAACATCGTCCACTCAGGATCCAAGCCCATCTCGGCCGGTCCGTGTGTGTAGTTCTCAAGCGGTTCGGTAATAGCACCCATGTTTCGGTAATTAAACTTACTTTGAGGATGTTTATCATCGCCAAATATAATACGAGTTGTCAGACTGTTTGTTGTAGAGTTAACGCTCATTCCAGCAATATCCGCCAGAATCTGACGTGCCGTCCAGTCTGCCTGGCGATCTTCAGAGAAGAACAGAGCTTCAGTGGCAAGCACGTCGTTGTCGCAATAAGCAGCCACTTCCGTCCATTTATCTTCGGGAACTGGTTCGTTCCATGGCATGCCAAGTTCCTTATGGTGAATGCCCAAGTCGATCTCAAACTTCTTCAAGCTTTGCTTTTTGCTTGAGAAATCGAGAATATCCGTCAGACTATAATCCCATGCTTCCCGAAAATAGCCAACACCATTTTCAATAATATCACGACTGACCTGATAGACACGTTCTGGTGGGTAACCAAGCCGAATGGCATGAAGAATATGATTGTCATACTTCCTGCAGTTAAAACCAATCAAATCATACTTAAGTAATTCCTCAATATCAGTTGGCTTCGGATTGATCATGCGAACCACTTTGTTTTCTGGTCCGGCGATCTTCCAGTTGACCATGTTGACATTAGGGAACACTTCAATATCAAAGAACACGATCACACCCTTATGCTCTGTCGCGATTGGTGTGCTGGCGTCCTGTGACATCCACTTCATCTTTCTGACCAGATCAGTGCAATATCTTTTGTTGTTGGTGCTGCCCATAGCAAAGCTATAGACCGAAGAACGGAGTCTGCTTACATCATAGTGCTTTCCGCTGTCGTAAGCCTGATCCAGGATCATCTTGATGTAATCGCAGCTCGACTTGGTGCTCGGGCAGCTATCGATCTCCTTTCTCATAGCTTTATTGATGCAGTTTGTTAGATACCGCTCAATCTCAACAACAGAAATATCTATCATGTTGTTACTCTTTTCTTTCTTTGGCTTCTGGGGGAGACCACTGGAAATGGTCGCTATTGGAATATCATTACAGTAACTCAGCTTTCTTCTGATCGGAGCTTTTCCACGAAAGACTTTGACCTCTACATTTTTGGCATAAAGCGAGAGTAAGGTATCCGTGTCACCTGTATACCTGTAATATAAATGAACGCCAGCTCCACTTTTACTGAATTCAGCATAAGTCGCTGGCCATTTACTGGCGGCATCCAGATTCAGTTGTGCGTCTTTCTCGCCTTTTTCATTTTTCAAATCAAAGTCGATCATGATCAGCCATTCCGGAGGCAGAATATAATGAACTTTGGAAGTGTCCAGGTCTTTCAGTGTTGTTTTGACTTTGTTCCAGGACACCATTCCATCTTCATACTGTGCTTTGCAATCCTTCAGAATATCATCGAGCAAGCTCTTTGTGCAACTCAATTTGGGAGAATCGTCGACTACCTTCTCAGGTTCTGCACTTTTGCTGTCAGATTCTTCGCCACTAAGACAATTCTTCTTGAACCCTGTGTACCAGCTTCGAACCTGTACACCATTTACTCTCGTAACTGGAAGAAAGCTGTCGAAATAGTTCTTCAGTTCATCGCCAAACTTATGCCTCGGATACGCTTTCCTTGTGCGGTCGTCAATGCCAGCTTCGTCGCAGAATGTATTCCACATACTGAACGCATTTTTTAGACTGACCCCATCTTGTAATGCAAAAACATCATACCTGTCTTCGATAAAGTTCAGGAATGCATTTGTTCTGTACATCATTCCGATTGGTTTGTATTCGTCATAGAAATGCCGTCCAAGCTGCTTATATACTTGAAGACAATGGTAGGCGATACCACCTAGCTCGAACCCGATTCTCTCCATCAGATTGCTGTATTTATTTCCTGGAATCGGATTCGATTTCTTATTCTTTGGCTCGATATCAATCAGTCTTCGAATCAGACCGCTTTCCTGATCTTTTATCTTGACAGGTTCATTACTGCCAATGAATAATGTGCAATGCGGAATATAAGGGTAATGTGGCTTGCCCTTTTCATTCATTAGGATCCGCTCATGACTTACAATGCTGTTCAGTCTTGTAGCGATTTCAATGTGGCTCAAATCACCGTCTTCATCAATAGCTACCAACGGATTCGTTCTGAAGCTTTCCATACTGAAATCTTTTGAATCCAGGCATAGAGCTTTTGAATCAAATACTGCATCATATCCTTGAAACAGTTTTCCGATAATTTTAAGAACCGTTCCTTTGCCAGTTCCTCCTTTACCATACAGCACATAGAACTTTTCGATCTTCCTGCTATCCCCGCTTAGAATGCTTCCGATCGCCCATTCAATTTTCTGCCGTTCTTCTGGAGCATATAGCAGATCCATCATTTCGTCATATGCGTCATGACTTGCTTGTGTCAATGTGTATGGCAACCGTTTACTGGCATAGTCGGATCTTGTTACTTCTGTATCTGCAAATATCAGTTTGTCATCGAGTGGAGTGAACCTGTCCGGCATCTTACTGACATAATCCCGGTATTTGCTCCAACTTCCTGTCCGGAACGATTCCATGCTTGATACCTTGACGAATGGCTCGCCAGCATTCTCAAGCTCGGTCTTCTTTTTGAACAACTCTTTATCAATGACGTTCTTAACATCATACTCGTTCGTTGACCAAAGACCGGCTTCTTCGTTCCATATGGCATAGAAGCTTTTACCTCGGATCATCAGATCAGAATTCTTATCGCCTGTGTGAAAATCAGGGCAGATTTCTGTTCCGTTTTTTGAACGATTCACAACAATGCTATAAAAATTCATGCCATCAATTCTGTATCTCCTTTCTGTCAGATTTTTTTCGCGTTGTGACAGGTTTGTGACAAAGCTGCGTTTTTTTTAGCTATTTTTATTTCTTTATAAATTTTTTATTTTTCTAATTCAATCTACTACTAAAAATGCACTTTTGTCACAAAACTACTAAAAACCCTTGATATATCAGCATTTTTAGCAGCTGCGTTTTTCATTTTCGACTGTCACACTGTGACGTTTTTTTGTCACAAAAACTGTAACGCCTTCGCTCTCATCTCTTTTTTCATCAAAAAACCTGTCACAATTACCCCAAAAGTGTGACAGGTTTCGTTCAATTGTGACAGGTTTCGTTCAATTGTGACAGGTTTTGTGACGTTTTTTGAAGCATCAAAAGTGCTTTTTTGGGGGTCTTCCGGCACGTTTTGTCACAGGTTCTGCATTTTCAGCAAAATAATTTTTGCCAAAAATCAGTGTTCCGACCAGTTTTCCACGATGAATCCACTGCCTGATCTGGCCTTCAGTAGTCCCATTTATGAGGCAATACTCATGAATATCAACATATTTTCCATCCGGAATCCCGTCCAATTTATGCCCACAAGTTTCCCCATTTTTGACAATTATCAACGATGGTCCACCTCAATCAATATTGATTTCACAATGCTCGCCAAGCCATGCCTGCATCTGGTACCAAATATCTGCTTCCATGTAACCATTCACGGCATATCTGAGTGGAAACAGACCGCCATTCCCATAAGCATCGTACGATCGGTCAAGAACCCGCTGAACAGCCTCTTCAACAAAGAAATCACCATTCAGATCATCATACCTTTCATCTGTCAATTTGAGCAATCTAAGATTACGGATCAGGCACCAAAAATAATGCTCGGTTTTACTTGGCTGTCCTTCTTCGCCCATCAGAAAGCTCATTCGCTTCGCCAATCCGATGAGGAATTCCAGCATTGTGCATGCCCCTCGGTTGGTGCTGGATCCGTACTCGCCATATCTTTGCATGAACTCCACACGCAGCATCAAGCCATCATTCGCCCGATTGCCATCCATTTCAATACTCGGACGAAATATCAGCTGATGCAGCAATGTCGTCATACGCAAATAAGGCTTTCCTTTTCCAACACCAACCTTTTTGCATAGCCATTGGAAGTATGGATCATTGTCAATAATTGTCGGAATCGTCCTCGTCGTCTTCGTCACTGCCATACTCCTCCATCCGCTTGATTGTATTATAAGAGGAGGTGCGCTCAGTAATGAAGAAGATGGAGTGAGTCTTGTGATTGAATATCACTCGAATCTGCGGATCACCGGTAGTTTCCGGATCGACGGTCTCAAACATCTCTTTGACATCAAATCCGATGAACTTGTCAGAATCCTCCAGCGGTTCGTTGTTTTCATCACAAACCAGATTATCTGAAGGATACCAATATAGTTCAATCGGGTCATACTCACCGTCCGGAGCAAGAGACAGCCAATGATGCCAGTCATTCATACTGGCCGGCTCAATGGCTTTCAGATCCTTTTTTAGAAAATCTCCGATCTTTTCTACCTCTTCCGGCGTTACCTCCACTTCATTAGGCGCGTCTTTAGTCCTCGTATCATACTTCGACGTCTGTTCGTTAGTTTCCTTCCAGAGCTTAAAATAAGCCTCCTTACGGACTTCTGTATTATCCTTATTATTATCCTCAGAAGGCTCTTCAGCGGCCTCTACGGGCTTATTTTCGGCCTTAGAAACCAAATTATCAAGCTCTTCTTCAGAAATCTCTTCAAATTCTACTTCACACGTCTTTTTACGCACAAAATATCCAGCGCCAAAGCCCGCGCCAAACGACGCGAGCCCAACCAGCGCAAGTTTCATCCAAAGTTTCATATCGCATATCTCCTTTAAATTTTATTTAAATTACCATCGCAGTTGAACTCCAGCCAAACGACGTCACTCATGCCACGGATAGCCGGTTCGTTAATTGCGCGGTAGATGCCGAAATCAATGAACTCATCGCCTCCGGAACCCTTTTTCCAACCGTAATTCCTGACGAAGTTCATGAAGTCACGATATTGGGCCTTTGTCATTCCTGCTTTACGGACTTCGAATTTGTATCCGAGATGCTTCAACACCTCATACATGGATACTTCTTCTGTCCGTTCGAATTCATGCTTCCACCATTCCTGTTCGCAATGAAGGATAAACAGATTCTGTTCAGTACTCGGTTTCCATGTTCTAAACAGATCTTCACAGAACTCAAAACGCCACGGATTATCATTCTCTTTAACGACAGGAATCTTGGTCTTTACAGTTTTTTCCTTGCCGTCGGCATCGGTAATCTTTTCTTCGATCTCTTTTTCGCCAATGATGCCGCGAGCATACTTCTTATCAGCTTCTTCACCAAGATCCTCACGAACATTCTGTCGGTAGAACTTGTAGGCTTCCTGAGTTCCCTTTAAAGCCCCGCTCAGGAAGATGTTGCGAGCTCTGAATATCTTAATGCTCTTGGCACCTAAGCCCATGCCCACGATCAGAGTAGCGCCAGGACCGACAAATTTCTTTGTGACCCTCCACACACCCTTGATTTTAGCGGCTTTCAGTTCTTTTGTGTGCTGTTTTTCCAAAGCTGCTTGTTCTGGTTCCGGTTTTTTGGAATATCTTTCGTTGATCTCTTCGATTTCGGTGTTGGTTTCTTCCATAACATCTTTAACACCGATTGCCTCATAAATAGCCCATCCAAAAGCCACAAGGATGGCCGCACCACCACAAACAGCCAATATCTCAGGCTTATTCTTGTTAACTTTGGCAACGGCTTTGGCCACCGGCTTGCAACGAAGCAGCGTCCTGCTCATTTTTGTACCGATTTTAGCCAGTCCATTCATTTGTTTCGTTCCTCCTGCAAATTGAACTCAAAGATGCTGATTTGCACACCTTTTTCTCGTTCGATAGCTTCCCTTCTATGGGTAAGAGCCGCTTTAGTATACAAATATCTGATCTGTTCATCGGACATGGATTTGGCATATTCTTCACCGTATTGTCTGGCAGCCCATGTCCTCATCGTTTCGAATTCTGCCATAAATATCACCTCAGCTCAGCACATGCGCTTTAGGCAGATCCACGATCCATGGGGCATCTGGGTTGCTGATATGGGTCGGAGCTTTGATGGCAAATATCTCATCGGCTTCCCATCCATACTTATCCCAAGTATAGTCAATCGTCTTACCTTGCATCCAGGCCAGATCCTGAACGCTCAATGTAGCATAAGTGGTCACATAAGCATGCAGACTGCGAATGAAATCTTCAGCCTTACGCTTTTCACGGAAAGCCGGAGTTTCGTAACCGCTTTGTATTACTTCGGCTTCCTTTTTCTTGTTTTCTTCAAGAGACTTCTGCTGAGCCTGCTTGTTGGAATAACTGACATAGTTTGTCACGAAGTTTCCGATTGTATTGGTTGTGGAAGATGAAGGCTTACTGTCCTTGTAGAGTTTCAGGTCAATAATACTTACAAGAATGTTTCTCAGATTATCTTTTGCCTGTGGGATAAACTGATTCTCAGCTACATCTTTCAGTATTTCTTTCAAAGTCCTTCCGCTGAACAACACATTTCGAAGCCATTTGACAGCAGTATTTTCATCTTTCTTTTTGACCTGCTTGGCATCGGAAAACTGTGTCATCGCCTTCTTTCGTTCCTCAAAGTCCGGACGAGAATTATCATCTTGCCTTTTGAAGCTGTTATTGTCCGGCATTCTCGGCCTCCATTTCTGCCGCTACTTCTTTGGAGACCTCATCAATCTCATTTTTAGCCTCCTTCAGAGCAGTCTCAGTGTCGTCGCACACTTGGTAGAAATAGTTTTCAATATCTTCGCCGACCTTCATGCCAATCATAAAAGTTCCAAGCATGGTCATCGCCTTTTTCCACCCTTTCAGCGAAGGCATATGATGACCAATCAGTGTGGTGATAACCATATCTGCGCCAAAACAGATAGCGATGCCAACACCCATCTTGATTTTATCTTTGGTCGTCAGTTCTTTGTCCTGCATGGAAGCAATGCTCTTAACCATTATCGCTGCTCCTCTCGTTTTCACGAATATAATTATTAATATTGATCGTTGTTGGCATAGTTGGGTGATTCACAGCAGAATAGTTATCGGATCTGCTACTTCTGAATGTGTCCCATACAATTGCCGCCAAAAATACCAGTTTACCGATCGTAAACCAGGCTTCACCCTTCTTGGCCACCTTCGTCGTAAGATTGTTTTTAGTTTGCTCAACGACATTTTCAGCTGTTTTTACAGCTTTTTTAGTAAACCATTGACGAATCGCCATATTTATTACCCCTATCTGAACCGTTTAAGAGAAAATAAAGGGACTTAGTTTTGGTTTGCTAAGTCCCTTTATTCTCAGTTCTTCAGTTCAATATCATTCGGCGGTAGTTGTATCTTCGGTTCCATCACTGATTGCTTCAGGTTCGTCGTCGTTCTTACCTCCAAGCAGATTTGAAACCAGCAGCACCACACCACCTACAACAACCGTTGCAACAGCGCCCAGTGCAATCTTGGTACCTAATCCAAGGTTAGCCAGAAAGCCCTTCTTCTCTTCCTTCGGCGGTTCAGGGGGCAAAGTGTTCGCGGGATTCGGCTTCGTTTCTTCAGTCGTCTTCGTCGTGTCCTTCTTCATTTCTTCAGTAGCCATAGTGTCTTCCTCCTAAAATTTTATTGAGAACTTTCGTTCTTCACTAATAAGTGTGTTTTTTACGCGCGGCTCGATTCAAGGATCTGCTCGATTTGTTCCATTGCAGCTTTGTCTTCCGTCTTCTGATCATTGGTCTGTTCGGAAATATCCAGTGTCAGGTCGTCTTCAGTAATCATGCCTTTCGTTTCGCGATACTTATTGCAGCGGCCGCACAGCATCTTCCACTTATGCAAACCCTGCGTAAAAGCATTCTTTACAATTCTCTTATTAGATTCAGTGTCAGGAAGAGTGTTGAGATGTTCAACACCGGTCCGAAGTATGATCAGGCCGAACATCTCTTCGCGGAAGGCTTTCACTAGTTCTTCCTTGGTCTTTTCCTTGCCCCAGCGCATATCCAGACCTTTGATTACATAATCCTTCCAATACTGGTCAATCGTTCTTACGGGTACTTGTCTCATGCTTAATTCTCCTTAGCATTGATGCTCATGCGTTGTTAATTCACGTTCTATTTCCGGATCACGCATTTTATTATAGCGTTCAATAAAATATAAAGAGGCGAGATAGGCGGCGGCGTTCATATCCGGAATAGGGATCTCCCAAGTTCCGTTATGCCAATATCCAACTGTCTCGCCTTCTTCATATACAGCCAGCTTCAGGATCCTGCCTCCATTGATTGCATTCAGATTACCATAATGGGCACCAAGATCAATGTCAGCAGTATACCATTTGCCGTCGATCATGATGGATGGATGCTCTGTCTTAGCTTTTACTTCTGGCTCATCCATCAATACATATTTCAGAGGAACATAGGATTCGGCTTGCATCTTAATGTACTAACCATTTCTTTGTGCCCATGAATATCTGTCCACTTGCAGCTGGTGATGTTTGCGGCTACTTCCTTATATCCATTCCGAAGCATCTCACCTTTGCTCCAGTAGGCATTGCCGCTTTCGCATGCGGGAAGACCGATTTCCTCCAGCAGGCTGTTCATAATGGCTTCATCATCAAAGTCACTGTCGAACGCTCTGTTGAATCGTTCAAACGCTAATTCGATCCATTCGGGTGAAGCACGGAAATAGACTCCCGTCCATGCCATCTTAAACAGATCGTCGCCATGACCGGTATGAATGATCTGGTCTTCAGACGGGATCACATCTTTATCAATCTTTTCGCTTTCGGCTGCATTTTCAATCTTTTGGGCTTTTCCTTCTCCGACGATCTCTCTTGTCTTCTTTTTTAGGATCTCCAGATCCGTTTGGCTCGCAGCCAGCAGACTTGTCACAGTCGCAAATCTCTTGGCGTTCACATGGGCATTCGTCGCTATCGCCACTGTGGTCGCAATAACACACCCGATCCCAGGCAAATATAACTTCCATACAGTTTTGATGACTTCCTTGGTCCCTTTGACCTGCTTCTCTTCACACAGCTTAACCGCTTTGATCGTGGCATCTGTAAATGCTGCAGCTGTTCCTGCCACACCGCACATGGCTATGGCGGCCAATATCCAGTTACTGTGTTTCGTGCTGAACCGCATCAGTTTTCGTCCGCCTCTCAGAAACGGCTGAATAAACTTAGCGGCTTTCATCACTTTCATTTTTTAACTCCTCCAAATGTTTCTTCATTGTCTCAGATACCTTATTCATGAATTCCTTAAACCGGTTGGCGCAGTATCTTTGTCCCATTAGGAACCCAATATACCAGACAACCAGCAGCGCGAGGAACGTCAGCATGAAGTCCCTCATGATGAGTCTGTGCCTCCTTTCCAATTAGAAAAATATTTATGAAAATAAAAAAAGCGATGGCCTGTTATTAATTACAAGTCATCGCTTTCTTCTCACACCAGTGAGCTTCTTACTTTCATAATATTTGCAGTAAATACTTGGTCGATTCGCTTCTTAAACGGTCTTACCATCGGGTTTTCCATCAGTTTGATGAAACTGTCCATGTCCACAGGCACTTCGAACGGAAAAGCCTCTGCTGGCAATGTGAATACACCAAAACTCACATCTTTTAGCAGTCCAGCTTTCTTCAGTTCGTAAGCCATTTTAAACAGTTCGTCCTGATTATCAATCTTCAGTTTGATCGTCATTTACGATCACCTCCTTCATAAGAAGGAATGTTTTTCACGCTATACTTTCATACGAAAAATCAAAAAAGCAGCGGTTCCAGACAAACTAAGCAAAAACTTACCGACTTCAATATCATCTTTATCGTCGTTTACTCTTTTGCTTAATGGACGGATCCTCCAGCAATCTCCCCATTCTGGAATCAGATCTGGTCTTTTCATGCTTTCGAAAGTTGCCTTCATCTGGCGATGGGCATTATACATAGTGTACACATCAGGATCTTTTGCCAGATCTCTTATGTCTCCAATAGTATAATACCTGGCATCGATTTGCTCAAATGCTTCAAATAGCATAAAACATATCTCCTTTCACATAGCTAAAAATATAAAAGAAACAAGTCTATTCACGGCTTCAAACCGTGGTCTCTGTTTCCAGCGTCTTCCTATTAGACCATTTAACGGATAGTTTTAAAAACAGCCTCATCGAGTTCGGCTGCCCTCCGTAGGGTTTATACTCCCTAAACTTGCTTCTTCATTATAGAGTATGTTTTTTGCGCGTTATTGAATAGGATGAACGCCTTCGATGTCGTCGAATATCACTGGAATACGCCGCTTGAACTCATCAAGCAGATCCGTCATTAAATGCCACATATCAATATGCGCAGCCGAGTCAGCTCTGAGTTTTAAAATGTGACGCCACTCACGATAATTAGCAGTGATGACCAGTTCAGTTTTCGTACAGTTGGGCAGTACTGATCTTGCTTGCTGTGGAGTCAGGCCATAAGCCAGCAGCTCAAAATATGCGTCTTCTGCTTTTTGGCATGCTTCACGCCAGGCATTGAAATCGGCGGCATCCTCATTCATCCACCAAGGCTTGACAAAAGTAATTTCAGCGCCAAATTTGTCCTTGCTGTAATTGCAATATCTTTGGCTCTCCTGTGCAAAGGATGCCATACGATGCCGGACCAATTCATGGCTCAATGCTCTGTCGACAGTAAACAATACTGTAATATAACCATGCTCGAGCATCGCCTCATGCCCATTTGCAATGAGATTCTTAATGAGCCTCCTGGCGCTTCCACCATCTTTTGTGATTTTGTCTTCACTTTTGTAGCAGACTCTGGCGATTCTCTCAATTTTCTTGAGTCTGCTCGGTCCCAATTGGGAGAGAATCTTGAAATCAGCATTCACGAATTTCATTGTTTTTTAACTCCTTTTCAACAATCATAGTAGTGGGGGAGTGCTTTAGGCTTTCCACCTGTTTCTGAATATTGGTCAGTTTATGATGCCAGGTATCGATCTTGATTCCTTCCCTCCAGCAAATATCAGCAAACTGTACCCAATCGGTAAACAGCTCAGACATGAGCGCAGTTCTACAGTCTCTGCCAAGCCCCGGCCTGTTATCGACGGCATAAATATCCGTCTGGCATTCACGGCAGGATACAGCAAGGTATTCGGCAGTACGGGTAATGTTAGAAATACTAATATCATCACCTTGCAGGTAGCGATATTTCAGTAATCTGCGTGTATCATGGTCGAACACATAAATATAAACTCTGCGCTCCATCACATATCCCTCCATTATTTAATCCAAACTGAACTTGATCTCCTTGGAACTTTTATTGGTCTTGCCAATCGCATCAGCAATTCCGCCATAGATCTTCTGAACATTGCTCAGGTTTTCGTTGAATTTCTGCAGCAGGTCCTCAAGATTACCATCGAACTTGTCAAGGATCTTAGCCTCAGCCTTGTCTCTTGCAGACTTTCGAAGGCTGTCCATATCAATCAGACTAGCTTCTGTGCTGATCTTCTCACTGACAGAATCCTGAATCTCTTTCTGGGCGTCCTTCACGGCTTTACGAACCTCATTGGTCAGCTGAATATGTGCTTCTGCCATTACCTCGGATTTAACTGCACGCACGACGCCATCAACCTTTTCTTCCGATGCTTTTCGAATCGCCTGCTCCACGATTCTGTCATCAATATCTTTAACAGTAATAGACTCCATGTTCTTTACAGAAGTATCAAACTTCTTGCTCAGTTTTGAGACCTTGTAGATAATCGTTCCACCTACAGTGGCGGCAACGGTCCCCACCAGCATCAAACCAGCAGCGATTAACTTGTTAACCATATTCTTTCTCCTTTCAAATATAAAAGGAAGAAGTCTGTTTTTCAGATCTTCTTCCTTTTACTTACCTTACTTCGTACTGATCTTTGTTCAGTTCATATACTTGATTCTTTTTCGGTTCTTGCGCACTGCCCATTTCTGTCTGCGGGTTAAATAAGATTTTGTTCATCATCTTAGCTTCCGCATAAGTCAGTCCAAGGCTGATCGCTGCAAAAATGCCCATTTTCAATAACCATTTCCCCATAATAAAGTCCTCCTTTCAGGTCTTCATTATAGGCAATGTTTTTCACGCGGAATACACTTCACGGATCAGCTTCAGTATCTCTTCCGGCGTCTCATTTACGCATCTGGGATCCCCGGCGAAATCGATTCTGCTGGTTCCGTCACTCAATTCAACAATTGCAATAATTTTATCAGCATTGACCCATATTTTTCTGTTTGTTGTTTTCAGCGAAAGTTTAATAAAATAAGGTCCCATAGTTAGCTCCTTTCTATTAAGACCACCATTTAGGAAAATCCCAGAACAAATCGACGCCTTTGCCATAGCCTAATTCTTTTAGTACTCGCATAGCTACTGTGTCGGCATCATAGTGCAGCATTTCCGTGTCATCCTGGCGTTTCTTTTGAATTGCAACAAGCTCTTCATAGAACTCATCCGGAGTTGTCACATGTTTTTCGTTATCCATTTTTCTTCGCCTTTCAAAAATAAAAGGGATAGGTGCTTGTCTCTGACACTTATCCCTTCTGAAGAGTGGCTTCTTCGTTTACAGTTGCCTAAATATCATACCTTACATATTGGTAGCTTCAATGCAAATTGAGCTATCTTCAACGCTTTCGGACTCTCAAGATCCAGCGCAAATCCAAATCCGGCAATGATCAGAATCACAGCAACCATCAGGATCTTATCAGCTGAAAGACCCATAAACTTCATTTCTTTTACAAGTTTCTTGTTTTTCAGTTCTTGCTCAAGGTCTTTCCGCAAACGAGCGAATTCCTCGCTTCCAGGCTTTGGAGCACCCATCTTTTCTTGAAGTTTTACTATTTCATCGGTAATCTTACCAGCCACTTCAATTTCTTGTGCTCTTGCCTTTCTTAAAGCATCGAATCGTTCGTCGTCTGCTGTTATGTATCTGAGCTGTTCCTGAATATCATTAATCGTGTCTTGAACATTGTCAAGCTCGTCCATCTTTTCAGCCAACAGTTCCTGCAGTTGCTTGTACTCTTCTGATTCCGGATCAGGACCAAATTCTGTCCTTTTCTTGATCGTCGCTATCGTTGCATCAATATCACTCTTCTTTAACTTTCTTGCGGCTTGCCACTTTTGTAGAATTGTCATTTTGCTCTCCTTTCTTTTTAGCAGCCTTCTCTTCATTATCAGCGATGTTCTTAGTGCTGGCCTTCTCTTTTTCTTTCATGCTCAGCTCAACACGACGTTTGCCGTCATCGCAACTAACCCGGATCTCTTGAATATCATCCTCATTGATTTCTTTGAAAACATTCAGCTTTTCTTTTTTGCTTACCGGCATCGGCAGCCAGTCACGAAGTTTGTTGTAATAGTTGCCTTTGTTACCAAGTAGCTTCTTGACCATGCAGAGAACCAGACCCTTTTCCGGATCGTACTTATCATTTTTACCACACTTGACGACGGTTTTCGTGCCATCCTTCCAGAATACAATAGTGGCAGGGTTCCTATACACTACTGACCAGATCTTCGGAAGCGTGGCAGGCTGATCTTTAAGTATTAATTGAGCTCCACTTAATGCTGAAATCTCATCAATAAGATGAGCAGTACTTTGAAGTCCTTCAAGCTTGACGCCGATGTTCATTATGGGTGCCTCCGATCTAACTCCTGCAGTAGTAACATGGAATTCCTTTTTCAAAAATTCACATTCTTCGAATCTATTTCTCAAATTTATTTCTTCCAAATAATGCCAAATTTTCACACGGAGTCTCTGCGGATAATCAGTTTCGCTAACCTCATAGCAATAGACACGATTTGGAAGCATAGTAACAGATGCAGCCTCTATATTTGGATTTTCTAAAAACTCTTGTGCTGTAGTAATAACAAGTGTATAGTCCTTGTCAATGAGGAATGATCCATCCGAGCATATCCTATCATCAGACAAACGTACTGGCTTGTGGTATGCATGAAGTATGACTTTGGTTAAATCAAACACCCCGTTCTCATTATACAAGTATGCTTTATTCTGTGACATCGGGAGTATACGGTCTTGTGTAAACCGCGCCATCTGCTTTGAAGACTTTATACAGCAAATCCTAACAGAAGGTATAGCACCATTTTTTGTCATTAAATAAGGAAGCTGATCTGTGTAATAAATGCTCATATTATTTATCTCCTTTTCTTATTCTGCTTGACATAGTTGTCAACAAGCTTTTTCAGGTTTTCGAGTGCAGGTTCAGTGAACTGAATGCATTTAATCTCATCAATAGGACGATTCTTAAAGAACTTCGCGATATCTTCGGCGAATTTAAGAACCTTGTCTTCCTTTACTTCATACGAGACACCCTCAACATCAGTAGAATGCGAAAGAGGTGGGACATGCATATTCTCAAACTCTTCTGCATCTTCTGCTGTATAAATTGGGAAATCATTGGATCCTATCATAATATCCTCAATCCTTCTCACAAATGTGATCTCCTTCTGGAACATTATCCAAATGGTATAAGCTTAGTTGCTCAAGGCACAAAGCCGTTTCTCCAGGATTTGGTGTAGACAATATCCATTGCTCAATCGTGGAATAACCTTTTGCAGCCATCTGGTCTGCTATTATAGCGGCCAATAATCCAGACGTTTTGCTTGATCCTCTGGCAGCAACGATGAACATCGTTACACCACGCTTTTAATAGCATTGACAATATAGTCTATTAGTTCTTTTATCCCGTCAATTGTCATGTTCACATTATCAAAGGTGGCCGTATGAGCAATCAGCATTTCCACGCTTGCTACTTTGCCAGGAATAAATATTGAAGCTATGCATAAGATCAAACCAATTATAAAGCATATTTTTGTTAATTTTAGAAGATCATGCACCATTACTACTTTGTCTTCATCCGGAACATATACATAATCACCTTTTTTGGCATCATACACACGTTCTGTCGTATCATCCCGATTATAGAAGTAGCCAATGCAAGTGCCGATTCCAGTAGCTAAAAGAACGCCACCAAAAACCGCGCAAACAGTCTGCAGTATTCCAAAGACATTAATCCAGTAGAATACAGCAGGGTTGATTACATAATTCATAATGTTCTCCTTTCATGCTCTTTAACGTATCTCTCAGCCAATTCTCTAAACCACGTCAAGCTCGGTTCTTTAAGTTGAATATATTGAATATTGTGACCGTCACTTTCAAAAGTTTCGCTGATATCTTTAGCAAACTTTAAGACCTTGTCGTCCATCAGTTGCATACTCATTCCGGGAATATCAGACTTCTCCTTTGTTTCACATGTGCCGACCTTAGTGACGTTCAACGGTCTAAAATATGATTCTCTGATAATGCAAGCCTCATTATTGTCGAGTTTGAATGCCCTAATATACTTGCAACCATCAGGAAGCGTCGGCATATGCTGTAAGAAGAACGGCTCCCACGCCTTTACGAAGAACATATCCGTGTTTTCGTTCCTGTTAATATAACCACCCGGGGTCCACTCGAGAATAACCGGCGTATTGTAGAAAGGGTTCTCCCTCTCTTTGAGGTCATAAATCTTGCCGTTGAGGTTCATGAGTCCGCAAAAATTCACATGGCTCACGATGTCTTTTATTCTAAATGCTTGTTCGACGCCTAGTATGCAGGATAGCTGCCTAACGGTGCCATCGAATTCAACAATGTACCAATCGCCGTTAAACTGGCTCAACTCACTTTGATCTGTATATACAGTCGTGGTCATGATAATCTCCTTTCAAATATCCTTATACCATCGTATTAGCCGGGTGTGTGATCGTAGCCAGATGCCAGTCCTCGTGTCCGTTATCGCCAAACACATAAATCACTCCGGAATTATACCAATCGCCGGTCGCCATCTTAACTCTAATTGTATTTTGTGATTCATGTTTCCAGGATTCAATATGATCCTTCCAGCCGCCAAAGAATCTCTTAAACTGCTCAAATAGCCACTTATCGCGTTCTTCTTCAGGCATTATCTTACTTCACCACTTTTCCTATTTTTGACATAAATAATCGAGTCACCATTTTCAAGCCAAAAACGTATTCCATTTGGTATGCTGACCCAATCTTTCCCTTCGGCAGCAAACGGCGTGCACAAATCGTCAATGTACATATCTCCAGCGGGACGCCAATCTGATATTTTCGTTTGTGTCAATGTAAATTGTGATTGTGCATAATCGGCCAATTCACCTAAAGTCATTTGGCATTTCTTGTCATCGCCACATTTTCTATTCATGCTGAATTATTCTCCTATTTATGCCGCTTAAATTTCCAAGGATTGATGGCCGTTCCTTCGTGTCTTTTATATCCGCATTTCGTACATCTCCACGTGCCACTGCCGAACATATCAGGAGGACACCACCTCAAATACTTGCCGCAGTTTGGGCATACATCATTTCTTTTCATGAATTAAGCTCCCTACTTTATGTAATCCAGTTGCTTGCGAATATCACTCGGAACGTTGCCTTCCCATACATACGAGTTTTTCAGCACATATTCATTGTAGGATGCCGCAGTCTTGTTAGCTCTCATTTTTGCCTGTTCTGCCCAGCCCTGCTTTTCGGTGTCGGCGCTGTCTTTGTACTGATCGTAGGTCAAGATGTCGCTGGTATAGCTGCTGATCATGGCGCGGCAGGAATCTTCAACCTTCTTTCGCGTCTGGTACAATGTCGCGTCATCCACCTTGTGCATGGTATACTGGTAACTGTTCCAGACAGCCCGTCCGGACGGCACGAGCGTGAAAAACAGCGTTGCCAGTATCAGGATCGTGCAAGCCACGGCTACAATGATCTTTGTTGTTTCACTCATTGCTGTTTACCTCATATGTCACAACAGGCTTTTCGACCGTGAACGGAATGTCACTGTACAGATACTCTCCAGTCCATTCCACGTATTTTCCATCAGGCGTGAAGAAGAAGATTCCGTTGTCATTCTCTCCGTAACTGCCGTCCACGTCCGCAAGCCAATTGTTATATTTCGTGTATCTTTCACCATTGTAAACCAGTTCATAATAATCGCTGTCAGGCGTAAGAAAACTATTGAGGGATGATACCTTTCCGTCTACAACGAAGCGCCCCACGGTGGCGTTTCCTGCGAAAAGAACGATATATCCAAGTGGCTTTTCTATCTCGCATACCAATGTGTTCGCCTTTTCGCGCTGACCGTTGACCCAATATGTGCGCCGGATCAGGTTATACCGCTCAAGTGAATAGTTAATATCGGTCGGCGTTGGCTGGTTGCTGGCAAGATTGTTAGCAACGGCTTTCTGAGCAATTTTGTCTGCGGCGGACCCAGAAACTGGTAGCGGTTCATCTGAACACGCCGTAGTAGCAACCATAACGACCATAAGGAGCATGATAAACCATAGCTTTTTCATTGTTTTGTCCCTCCGTTCGTTTTTTCATTTGCTTTGGTCAAAAGAGTCATTATCTTATAGTTGGTCATGGTACATCATCCACTCCATCCATTGGTTCAACCCTTGAGGGAGCAGGATGCATCAGGACTTTGGCATAGATTTTCTTGTTGCCTAAGTAGTCCTCGGATGCGTAGACCGTCGCTTCAATCTTCACAGTCTCGGGATTCCGATCGTGGAAATGCTTTTCAAGGATCCGTTCCAGGTCTTCTTGATCAAGATCAATCCGCTTTAGCATTGTTTCGATCATTGGCATCCTCCAACACTCTTAAAGTCCATAACTTACCATCATGGTTGAGCACTTCGTAATTTTTGTAGACCTCTTCCCAAGGAACTGTATCTGGAATATAAGCTTTCACTTCTATGTGCGGCTTTCGAGAAAAAGCAGCAACGGCAAGAAGTGTAAATACAACAATACCAATACCGGCTAACAAACTGGTACCGTCGTCTCCATCACGCCATGCACTGATTAGAACTGCCAGCATCAGCACTGCAACGATAACACACACAATTCCCCATCCAGTTCCACTAGGACAGGTTTTGCTGCTCAATATCATGATTTCAGAAGCGGTTTCAGTCATGATTTATTACCTCCTGTCACTTCTTCATATCTCTTTGCAACATCGTTGTTTTCCTTTGAGATAAGGCCAAGCATCAAAGGAATCGATACTGGCCAAATAATTGAAAGAAACAGGAAATTGGCCGGAAATGTACGTTTGGTCTTTTGTTTATCATAATTAGCATTATTATGAAGCACATAATTTTGCTGTTTTTCCGGCAGGTCTTTAATGTTCTTCGGATTTTTATAGCAAATAAGAAAAGTGATTAATACGCAGACCATCCCAATAAGTCCAATGACTAAATATCCGGTGATTGCTAAACCAATACTAATCATTTTGTGTCCTCCTCTGCATAAGCGCTTTCGATCATCCATTCGAGGTATACTCGAGCCTTCTTAAGATCTTCAATGCCTCCTTTGTTCCTCCAACGGCTGATGTACTTAAGAACATTACCTTCACAATATCCTGTAAATTCTTTCGGGTTCAACTTGTCTCTGATGTAGTCGATAACTTCAATGTTGCCCATAGTGTAATGCGATGGGTGATTTACATTATCGACTGGGTCCTTTACAGTAATGGTGGCAGGATTAGTTTGACTGACGATCATAATAGTAGCTCCTTTCAATTAGTTAATGAATATAGTTATTTATATAAAAGACAAAGGAGCAAGTTCGTCATTCTAGCTCCTTCGCCAAAAATTTAAAAAGAGACTAACTGTCTCTTCATTATATAGTGTGTTTTTTACGCGTGTTAAAAGACAAAGAGCCAAGTTCAGCTCTTCATCTTTGAAGACTCAATTGTCGTAATACACCATTCCAATCATTACGTCAGGATATCTTTTCGCTCTTGCATAAATCCTTACATTGTCACGTCCACATTCTTCGACAGCTAAATTAAGTCCATAACTGTTTCGCTTAGTAATATCTCTTGCCAGGTCATTCATCTTAATGCTCACGAATTTCTGATAGCTGTGGGGTCTCGGTCTGTCATCTCTGACCAGTCGCAACCATTCCATTTTCCACATATCTTTCTTATTTCGTGATTCCTGAATGAGAGCAAATCTTAAATCGTAATACTCGCGTACTAAATTGTTATATTCTTCTTGTGAAATCTGTCTCGATTGAGTCCATTTCCATTTCAGTTTTTCTAATAAATTGCTCATGTCTATACCTCCTAATTCTGTTGCAGTACCAGACATTTTCGTCTTCATTATTAGGAGTGTTTTTGCCGCTGGATTCGTTTTTCCAAAAATAAAAAAGGCTGCAAGTAGCAGCCATCGATGGAATTACTTTTTCTGGTATCGTCCTCGCATATCATGCAGCTTCCACATCTTGGCAATCAGTTCTTTTTCAAACTTCGTTGCCGATCCAGGTACTGCATTTAATACTTTTTGTCGTTCAGTAACCAGTTCGAGTATTTCATCAAATAAGTCATCATACTCTTTCACCTTTTCATTGAGGCAATAAATATCATCCTCCAGTTCTGTTGCTTCGTTCCACAAATTTTTAACTAGTCTTCCTTCACGCAGTTTGTTGTCTTTCTCCAAATCAACTACGATTCGTCCAATAGCATCCCAATTCGTTTTCATGAAACAGGTCTCCTTTCAATATTTGAGTTGGTCCTCATTAAAGGAAATGTTTTTGCCGCTTCTTTGGGAGAAGGCGATCGTTACTGCTTGGTAAGGATGAGGTCACCGGTTCAAATCCGGTCATCAGCTCTGAGAAAGTCTGTCGGAAATGGCAGGCTTTCTTCAATTTTCAGATATGTTTTTGTGGTATTTGGTAAAAATGAGAAAAAGTGAAATGAGACGCTGGCAATTTTGCGGACGCGCAAAATAACTAAAACGCCTCATTTCACAATCGGATGTGTATGGCTACTTTTGGCAACTGTCACCTTCCAAACAGGGCAAACACCAAAATGCCGACACATAGAATGACGATCCATTTCGTGGCCCTACCGAATGTTCCGCCTTTTACTTTTTCGCCAATCAGATCGATGCAAATATAAACTGCCAGCATTACAACTACGGTCACGAACTCTTTCACATCATTTCCCTCGCTTTCCCAAGAATATCAGAAATTGTATCTTGTATCTTTCCATTCGGTTAGTTCTAAGCCATCTCCAAAACCTGTAGATGGAAATTTGAATTCTTTTATAAGTTTTATAAGGATCTCCATTTGTTCTTTACTCAATGGTGTTGGGACTTTCAAAATATAGGGAATGCCATCGTCTTTGTCGACTCTTACCTGGCCATAATAAGGCTCTATCGAGTATTTGATCAGCTTCATCGTTTTTTCGTTTTCCATTACATCATTTTCCTCGCTTTCTTAAGAATATTAGTTCTGTTTTAGGTTGGCTATGGTCAGCAATCCATTCCATCCCTCTGCCAATTTGTGCATGTTGTCTTCCCACTCGTCCCAAGGCGCTTGTGCTTCTGGATGATCTTTATACCATTGCTTGATTTCTTTCCACTTTTGAGCAATTATTTCTTTTGAATCAACTTCTGGATTGAATCTTATAGGACAAGTGATTGGTCTGCATTTTTCGCACAACCAGTATTTGTCACTTACCAAAGGAGCCCCGCAACGAGAACATCGTTTTTCCATAAATTTTTGTATGTCGACCATTACATCATTTCCCTCGCTTTCTCAAGAATATTAGTCGTTTTTGTCAGAAATACTTGATTTCATTTTAGAATTTGCTGGCAATGATTGGCAATCTGCAAATTTTTTGAAAAGCTCTATAAACAGTTTGATAGCAGTATCTTTTTTCATAGTTACTTCCCAATGAGTTGGAGTTGGGATCTTTTTATTGCTCACATCATTTCCCTCGCTTTCTCAAGAATATCAGTTCTGTACTTAACATAACGTTTTTCTGTTGTTTCGGTTTTGCTATGACCTAATATCCGTGCAATCATGTCTAATGGCATACCATTTCCTCTCCATTCTGTAGCACAGGTATCTCTGAAGTCATGGGCAGAATATCCTTCAAAATGAAAGTGTTTTCGGATTCTTTCGAAGGTGCGGCGTGCTGTAGAATAACATATGGGAGACTCCATCGTTTTATCCTCATCAGCATAAAGCAAGAAACCATGTTTCAGCATTGGTGAAAGAATTTGCTTAAGCTCGGGATGCAATGGAATCTTACGGATACTAGTCTTTGTTTTAGGTGTCTTAATCTCAGGTTGATTTCGTTTTGGATGAACAACCGCTCGTTGAACAGTAATCCATTCGTCATCAATATCTTCCCAACGAAGGCCAAGAACTTCTTCGAATCGCATGCCAGTATAGCATAACAGTGCAGCCATTACCTGTTCTTTTCCCGAAATATCAGTCAACCCAGCTTTGATTTCGTCCATCTTTTCTTTTGGCAAAGCTTTGTGATGGATCGTTTCATGACCACTGATCTCAATGTTTTTGCTGGCTAAAGGATTCTTTGTCAGAATATCATCCTCAACAGCGGCATCGAATACCGGATTCATAATGTTCTTAATCTTTAAGATGGTTTCTTTGGAGTAAGTCTTCCCGAGACTGTTAAACCATCGCTGGATGTCTGAACTTCTGATATGATCAATTCGTGTTGATCCAAAAGCCGGCTCAATGTGATTACGAATGATTCGTCCTCGATTGACCACGGTGTTGGATTGTTGTTTTTGCTTAAATGTTCCATAATATTCTCTGAGGTAGTCTCCAAACAATGGGCTCCTTTTATCATCTTCTATCCACTCCACAATTCCTTCATTGATCAGCAGTTTTACATAATTGTCGAACAGCTCCTGCATTGAATATCCATGAAGCCATTTTGTTTTACCATTAACAACAACCTTCTCAGCTAATCTTTTAGGCATACTATTATCTCCTTCATGTATGCCTTCGCCCAAAGATGTGCAGTTGTCAAGATTCGCTACCAAGCTCAATAGCTGGTTAATGACCTCATCCTTATTATAAATTTTTGTGCTATCCATGTCAATTATTCCTTATAGAAAATCTCCATATACATGCCTTACATGTTTGTGATTACCTCCAGCTTTAATCACTGGAAATGAGACTTCTTGTGGTCCGTATGCTGTTATGCCAAAGCTGCCAGCATTCGGAAAACGTTTATTCTTTTGTTTTAGCTCCTTAATCTTTCGAATAAATCTATCAGGCGGAATATCACAAAGCATTTCATATAAACTGCTCTTTATGAATCTTTCGAGAGACGCTTTGGTTCTTAAACTGACCGTCATATCATCACTCTGTCGTGGCCTTACATTATCTGGATTGTCGCATACATCGTAATAGTCTCGAGCGGCCAAGGCAATAATTGCCGCAGCTAATCTTTTTGCTCCTGCGTCATTCAAATATCTGTAATTTGGAAAAGCTTCTTCAAATTCAGCCATTTCTTTGTCAACAAATTTTTGGTTCATTGGAGGATCCCCCTGTCAAATAAGTCATTATGCCAATCGTCAAATCGTACATTTCCAGCAGTTCCTTATCATCTTGAACTAGTTCACAATTTGCACAATCTCTGTTGCAGGTATTAGCTCTGCTAATACATTCACGTTCGATCTTTAGTAGCTCAAGTGCTCTCTCTAAAGGCATATCGTTCCTCCTTCTGTGAATCATCAGAATGCTTAATGTCATATTCCCTAGCATAATGGCTAGTAAAAATTTTAGTTATTTCGTCGACTATCGCTTTAAACCGCGGGTCATTGTTTGTCATATGAACAGCATACCAGGATTTTCGACTTTCGTATTTTAGTTTTTCCAGAAGTTGTTGTTTTGATGGATCCTTAGATTTGCCGACATTCTGGACTACAAACTGCTCAGTCATTGCAATATTCCACCTTTCTTAAAAATAAAAAAGTTAAGGAAAGTGTACCGGATCGAACGGTCGTAACTTTTGTTATGCTCCCACTAAGCACTCATACTTTCCTAAAGAGGGCGTTTTGCTTTTGATGTTATCTCCTTAGGACATTCCAGTCCTCCTCTTCATTATCAAGCATGTTTTTAACGCGAAAAAAAAGAGGAGGCGTGTTTACGCCTTAACCTCTTCCAAATGAAACGTCACATCAATCCAACCAATCAACATTGTAGTCAATTTCAAATGCAGTTCCAGTTCTTCTCCTAACCAAAATTCCCAGTTCATTAACGCGTCGCTTTTACTTGCTATCAGCATAAATAACGGATTGCTAGTCATCATATTTGTGAGCATCTCATAATGCTTTTGCCACATAAACTTTTCGTAATCATTATCTCTGTCCTCGCTCGGTTTAATTCCGAGGGCATCGGCTTCACGATTCCAATCAGGTATGTGTTTATTCGCTTCGTTCGCATACTCATTGTAATATACAGGATACAGTCCTTCAATTGCTTGCTTCATCGCTTCTTCGTTATTCAACGGTCCTTCACCAGTCCAGTCAAACTTCATTGCATAATTTGTAGTCATAAATATCTCCTCCTATTATTTAATTGGACGTTTTCGTCTCATTATAGAGCATGTTTCTTACGCGAGAGAAAAAAAAAGAGCCATGTGCGGGCCACGGCTCTCTTGCCAGCTTTGGGAGTTGCACCCAAATTGCGAGACAAACGTTTATCATGAAAGGAGGTTGAAAGGAGTGAAGAAAGAGCCTCTTCCCAATGTAAGCTGGCATATAGAATTCCGCCAGGAGAGGTGAGGTTGCTAAATATAAGGCTAGCAATGGAACCCTCTCCTGACTTGCGGACACACCGCCATGACCCTCACTCCACGGAATTAGTTACCAGTTAGGCCCCCGGAATCCATATCCCCCTGGATAAGGGTACCTACCGGACATATTATCATCATACTCATTCATTGGACTATATGCGCGACTGACATATCGTCCATTTGCTGCACGACCGCGACGGCCACTCATGCCAGGTTCTTCTTCCCGGTCATACTCTTCGGCTTCTTTCATAGCTTTATAAGTAGCCAGGCTTTTCATGGTATGAGTTAGAAGATCAGCTCGTTTAAGGTCGGTCTCACTCATTTCAGCGCCACCTTTAAGCTTCTGTTCGATGGCTTCGAGTTCTTTGCACATGGATTTTTCCAAAGATTCGAACTTATCCATATACTATGCCTCCTTGTCAGGCTGCAGCAGGACGAGTAGCAGTGGCAGCAGTAGCTGTAGGCGGATAAAGACTAAGGAAGTACTGAGTCTGAGCAGTCAGAGCGTTCTGCAGGTAATTATTCTGCGAAATCTGAGAAGCGTTAAACGCAGCCATATTCAGCTGCTGCTGGAGATCAGCAATCTTCTCATTCTTAGCATCAATCTTATCCTGGCACATCTGATCTCTGATAGACTGGAAGCCATTATTCATGGTATTCAAAACCGTATTGAGTGCGTTAGACACAGAGGCCCGATCGGCGCACGCCTCGGTGGCAACGGTATACTTCAGGTCAGCAGTGGCCGCCCGGTTTTCGCAGCAGCAGTTCTGGAGAGCAGACTGAAGCGCAAACTGCTGATTCATGTCCGCCATCTGACGGGAATTAGCAGCGATTTCAGCCTGAGCAAAACCATTAGAAAGACCCTGATTCACACCAGCAAAACCGGTAGCCAGGCTCTGGTTAACACCGGCAAAGCCATTACACATCGCTGTCTGGATGCTGGAAATGCCGTTAGTCAAGGTGGCCTGATCAAAACCACGCTGAACATCCTGGCCAACCACAGTAGCACCATTATTGCCACCACCCCAGTTACCGCCAAAGCCATTTCCCCAGCCAAACATAGCCAGAAGAATCAGGATAAACCAAGCACCATTACCACCAAAGAAGCCATCATTACCATTACCAAAACTGCCATACGCAGGCGCAACAGGCATATACATACCATTATTTTCAGACGTCATAGTTCCTGCCCTTCCTTTTTGAGTAAATGTAGTGATTCATAGCCAAGATTTAGTCACATACAATCAAAGGCATCACCTTCAATCTGACTAAAATATAAATTTTTCTTCAGATTTCTTATATGGCTAAGCTGCCTGTGGTCATAGAAGTAAGGCCACAACAAAATAAAAAAAGCTATTCAGTTGTGCGTTTGGCTGTTTCCTCTTGCTCTGAACCGATCACACGAATGATACGGATGGACATTTAACGGGACAAATGAAGCCCGCACCAGCAAAAATTATTGTGGAAGTTCAGCGAACGGCCCATCCGAGCAAAGATAGTCGTCCTCTTTGGCAACATAATAATAATCTACGTCAGCACCATCAGGACTTCTAAACTCAAAAACATATTGTGTTTTTCTTCCATCACTTGTATCTACATAAGATACGCGAACCGCATTATAAAACGTCGGCAGATATACTGGTGCATGGTAATTAGTGTCTTCATTGAGATCATTAAGACTTATACGGTCAATATATTCATTTTTTGCAAATACCATGAGGCCATTGGCATTGGCATTAAGTAAATCGGCTGCAGTAATCTCTAACCAATTACATGAGCTCTGATGGGCATCTGCATACGGATCTTCGCCTTCTCCTGGATAAGTGCTAACTTGTTTTACAAATAAAAATGGTATATCGTTACCATTTCCATCGCTATGAGAACCACCGCCGCTAAGTCCTCTAATCGCTTCAACAATCTCCTGACCAGTCGCTTCAGTGATAGAGCCATTACTAATATCATTAGGCATTATGATCTACCTCCATTTAATGCTGTTCATCCCATACCATATTCCTGGAGCAAGGATAATCAGTTTCGTTTTTAGCATATAACCGCACCAGTTTATCCTCGTTGTTGAAACGCACTTCCATCGGACCAGAAAGAGTATTATCAACTATCTTCATAGCTTCATAAATCGGCATGAATTGAGAATACGCAATTAGAGCACCCTTAGATTCCTCTACTCCATGAACAAGAATATAAACTAATTTCCCTGCCGCAAGAGCCTCGAAGATTTTATTGAAGGGCACGTCAAGCCAACTTGTTGCTTCATCTTCTCCTTCGCTACTGGAAATCGGTTCGTACTGTCCGGCGTACGGATCCGCACCATCACCAGGATATGTTTCGGTAGAATGACAGATTAAGATCTGGCTATCGGTCGGAACAACAGGAGCGCTTTCCTCTGGTTCAATATCAAAGTCCTCGCCAGAACCAGCCATAATTCGAATAGCTTTCGCAATCTGCTTACCAGTCTTATCAGTGATCGTACTATTATTCATGCTATTCATTATTTTTCCTCCTTACTCGTCCGTTTGCGACGGATGATCTGGGTCTACCATTACAGCATCACAAGGATAGTCTGAATCCTTAATAGCATACATGTTCTCAACAGTAACATTATTGCTTGTAGTCGGAACATTATAAAAATGAAGAGCCATCACGTCGTTTTCTGTTGATGTGTAAAAATAACTCGGCATGATGAATAATTGAGAAATGGCGGCTGATCTTGAAACATCGTCCCCAGTTCGTTCTCCAATCGGAATGTAATCAAGAACTTCTGAACTAATAATGCAAACAATTTTACCATTTCTCATTGCTTGCTTAATCTCTCCGAAAGTAGCATCAAGCCAAGTATGAGCTGTATTAGCTGTTTCCGCCCCTGGCATCTGTTCGTATTGTCCTTCGTATGGATCTTCACCATCACCAGGATAATTATCTACCACATGGATGACATAAAACAGCGATTCATTTGTCTTAGATTCTTCATCACTAGAAGAACCACCACCTCCCAGATTTCTGAGAGCTTCTACAATTTTCATACCGGTTTCTTCAGTCAGGGACGCTTTTTGTTCGTTTGCCATGTTTCTTTTCCTCCTTGTGAAACCATTCATCAGCGGCCTCATTCATAGCAGCTTCGTCAGCAATAACCGGATTGCCATTGTCATCCAGCATTGCATATTCCTTATCCAAAGTTGCCATGCACGGGCCGCCTTTTTTAGCACAAAACTTTTTATTGCACTTTCTATTTAGCACATAATTGCAGACGTAAGGCGTGTCGTCAATTTTGTACAACTTAGTCGCCTTCTTCTGCTGGTTTTTCACTCTCCGGGATCTCATGCCAATCGTCCGGTACTCCATTGGTCAGGCAGACACCAGTATACATGACGGAAAAATTGCTCTTGCTAAGGCGATACCGCCCCTTATCGGGATTGCAAATGACCACTTTTCCGTTATCGTCCACGCCACAGACAACAATCCAGTGGCAGTATTTCCACCAGACGATAGACGGGCGATCCTGCTTCAGGACATCCAGATAAGTTTCCTGCCAGGCTTTCATATCAAGACCGTGGGCGTTCCCGACGCGCAGCATATCCTTGGCAGAGCATCCGACCAACCGGGTATTAAGCTCCTCGCCAAGCTGATCCAGCGGAACCTGAATACCATAGTAGTCAAGCAGCATTTGAAGGCACGTAGCGCCACAATCGAACTTTTTTGGACTGGTAATCGGTGTTACATCATAAACCATATGATAGCCCCCCTTACCGAAGCGGATCGACAGGGACAGTAATCACATCAAAGGTGAACCGTTTCTGCTCTGCCAGTCTAAGCGTTTCCTGGTCAAGCTGGGGCTGTCCAGTCTTTGCGATGTCTACGTCTTTCTGATCCATGATCTGAGTCATAATCTGCAAATTATCCTGTTTCATACTCATGCCCTCCCATTAAATAAAGTGGACTCTTCCGAACGTATACTCATCATCTTCTGAGGAATCATACCAGACGCCAATGCTTTCCAGCATTTCTTCAAGCTCAAGCATTTCCTCAGACTTCGGCAGCGCATGATATTCATCCACAATGGTAAACTCATCCACCTGTTTAGGCAGCACAACCAGATATTGGGTCTGCTTATCATAGACGAGTTCACGATCTGGATGAATGTGCTTTGTCCACCCCAAACGGATTCTCTCTTCGGGATTCTCATCAAAATAAGCCTTAACATTGACAATATATTTCCCGGTAATGCTCCTGTCACTGTCGATGGTAAATTCATTTACGGTTTTTCTTTTTCCATCAACCAGTTTTTCATAGTCATACGTGGTTGCCATGCTCTCGCTCCTCTCTTACGTTGTCGGAATGCTACTATGTGTATTCATGAAGCGCCAGATTTTGATACCATCGATGGACATGTAATGCAGATCCACCATGTTCATGCCGGCAGTTTCAGCCTGCGTGTGTTCAGTAGCAATTTTGACGCCTTCGGGAACAACAAGAGTTGAGCTATAAGAGCCAGCATGACGAAGCCTGATCTCAAACCAAGCACCATGACCGTCATCCTCAATTTCAGGAAGAACGTATTCCTGCGGACAGTCAACAATCTCGTCAAACTGATAGGTCACATTGCGAGCCATTCCCTCAAAAATGAGCTTGCTGTGGTTGTAGTACGCCGGGATCGGGTCACCAATGGTGATAACAGCCTCGGTGTACTCGGTGCCGGACTTGGTGTAGTATGTCACGCCGTTCTCGAAGGTGCCTGCAGCCTGCTCGTAGGCGGTGGTCTGCTCGTAGTAGGTATCGGCTGGGACGGCCTCGCCCACAGTGACGGTGGCGGGGGTATAGGTGCCGTCTTCGCCCTTGGTATAGTAGGTCTTGCCATCCGTGAACGTGGTGTCCTTGGTCAGCGCATACTGGTGCGTCTGCACGTAGTATGCCGGGACCGGGACGGCGGAGCGCTCATAATAGGTATCAGGCGTCACGGCTTCGCCAGCGGTCACGGTCGCAGCTGTGTAGGTATCGTCTTCACCCTTCATGTAATAGGTCTTGCCAGTCTGAAAGGTTTCATCTGCGGTCAGCGCGTAGCTATATGCATCCACCTCAGCCGGGCTGTAGACTTCGCCAGATTTGGTGAAATACTTCTTGCCCTCCTGGAACATGGTATCAGCAGTGAGGGCATACTCCCAGGTAGCATACGGCGAAATGTCATACACATAAAACGTTGTACGATAATCAAGATTACGGACGGCCAAATCGGATGCGCGGAAAATGAAGGTTTCCGAAGTCGATCCATCCCAGCTAATCGCAACAATCTTTGCCATTGCCGCCACATCAAACATGACAGCTGCATCCACATAGTCAGCCCCGACCGCCACAATTGCATTCGCACCTGTGACAGTAGTAATATTGCTTACTGACACCCCATCAGGAGCGCTAATACGGGCAAAGATATACCAGCCCTTTTCAGTGATTCCATAAGCCGAATACTGGCTTATATCGTCCACATATACGGGAATTCCGATGGCTTCAATCACCTTTGAACCATCTTTAAGCGGTGTACTGTTCAGCGATGTAACCCGATTGGATTTGTTTACTATTGCTTCATCGCCTCCAAGGTTTCTGATCGCTTTGATAATCTCCTGACCGGTAGCTTCGGTGATGGAAGATTTTAAATCAACTGCCATAATATAAATCGACTCCTTTAAAAATGTTTAATTGATGTACGAGGTTGGGACTTGCCGACGTTGACAAGCCCCTTTCCCTCTATCACGCCGACAGCTTTCAGGTCTGAGTAGCTTTCACCCTTTCCCGTCAGTCTGGCTGTCGGTTACTCACTTGTTCAGCCGTGTGTTTGAGTGTGCAAAAGTGTTATTTCAATCAGGAATCACTTTGTTCTGGAATTTCTTGTAAGCATCCAGGTACCATTCCTTCTTATCGCCGTTGTACGTCAGTTCATAATACATACCGTCGAAGAGGGAGGTGCTGAGTAGATACTTCCAGTTTTGCAACGCCTTACACTTCCAGACGATGTAGACTTCAAAGTCGGGTTCGGGATCTGATTTGTCCAAGTGCTCCGCTACATAATTGAGCACAAGCTGAATAGCTCTTTCGTCCATGTTTTATCCTCCTATTTAAGTCAACATCGCCAACAGCGCTTTCAGTTGCGCCGCTGTAATGGTTACCTCGTCAGCCGTGCCCTTGCCCAAGGTCAGGTTGCCAGCCAGTTCTTCATTGCCATTCCAGTCAAGTGTACGAGCATTGGAACGATGAGACGCATCCTGGCCATTTCCTACAGTCTCGATATACTTACCGCGTGTTGCTGCAGACCCCGGTACTGTATCACCCTCAGCATTATACTCTCCGAATGCATGCTGGGATCTGCCGCGTGCGATCGTGTACTGCCCTTCCGCATGAGAAGACTGCCCAATAGCTTTTGCTGTGAGCCCTTCGGAATGAGAATAGTCACCAGCAGCTCTCGTGCCATAGCCTTCGGCATGCGAATTGGCTCCCTCAGCCGATGTTGCGTTTCCCTCACTATGAGAATTAGCACCGGTGGCTTTTGTATTATGTCCATGTGCTATAGAATGACCACCACTTACTTCGTTTGAGTTCGGTGTTCCAAGTATCACCGATCCTGATCCAGTACCTTCATAACCAATTTTTGCTATCTCGACTAGCATATTAGCGATATCGGAATTATGCTTTTTTTGCAGATCGCTAAGCCTGGTTTTAAACTCAGAATCATTTGCATATTTTCTGGCATTATACGAATAATCTACAGAGCCAGTTCCGCAATAAATAACATTTGTGCCACTCCTGAGCGTCATTTCAATCGGCTCAGCGTCTTCGGAATTATCAACAGTATAAGAAGTACTTACGGCTTCTTCATAAGTATTGTCCCTAATACTTTCTGGGCGTAACATAATATTTGACACATAAGATGTTTCACCAACATGATTGCTTTTCATTGAAAATTTATAAGTACAGCTTAATCTTGGTTCTATTACATCAATTATGCATTCTACAAACGTTTCTGTATATGTGTCGTCAACTACTGGTACTGTCATATTTAACATTTTAAGCTTCCAAGAACGGCTGCTTTCATCATAATACTCATAATCAGAGACATCATGAAGATCTGGAAGCCATCCTTTAAAATTGAAAGATAATATGTATTTGCCAACAGGCAGTATATCGTCAAACTTAATCTGAAAGCTCCAATTTTTGTTTTTTCCTTCTTCTTGTGTAAATTCTATTGTCGAAGAACCTGTATATAAATTTTTGTTAGCAAAAACAAGTTTTTGTGTTGTCATTGGATCGCTACTTGACGAGTATGGAGTTGGGATATCTGTTTTCTCAACTGTGGCAATCAATTTGTCATCGTAGTTATCATCCACGACGATGAGGTTTTTAGACCCATTAATCTTATCAATAACTGCATCTTTTGCATTTTCGCCAATCTCCAGACTGTTTTCGTTTACTGTTTCAATACCTGCAGCGATAGCTTCTCTGACGTCACGGCCATAGACCGCTTTCCTGATTTGCTGAGTATATTGACTGATGTCAGCCATAATTTATCTCCTTCCGTACATCCCATACAGTTGCTGAATCTGCTGATCAGTGATACCTCTGGTTTGCTGCAGATAGCTTAGGATCTGTACCGGATCATTTTCGATGTTTGCTGGAATATCCGGGAACTTCTGTTTTACAAAAGCTGCCGGATTATTCATTGCCTGCATGATTGTTGCAAGCGGATTCATAGGCGGCTGCATCTGTGCCGGTGCTTGTGGTAAAGTTTGTGGCATATTACCCGACATCATCTGACCGCTTGACAGCATCTGATAAAGAGGATTCATCGATTAGCACCTCGATTCTGTCCGTTGTTGCTGCCATTTTGATTCATATTCTGCTGACCGTTTTTCAGCAGATTCTTTATATCGTTCACTTCATTTTTAATTTGCTCAAAATCTTCTTTAGTGGCATAGTTTCCATTACCAATAGAACCGTTATTCCCTGCAGTGCCACTATTGCCAGCAGGAAGATAAACAGGAGTCTGCTGATTGTCAATAGTATAATGGATCTTCTGCAGGGGATTCGGCATACCCATCTGGTTAATACTCTTCAGGTAAATTACAGGCTCATTGGTGTCCCACAATGCAATCGGCACTCCAACAGGCCAACCCTGAGGCATCTGAAATGCTTTAGCTCCAACTTCGCCATCTACCCAGATCATTCCCTGAGCGTTATTCTGCTGCTGAGACGGCTGTGGCTGCTGGCTGTAACCATTATACATAGGAGTACCGGACACATAAGGATAGCCAGGCACATTCATTAAATTCTGACCATAATTGTAAGCCATAAAACATTCTCCTTCCATTTACCTGATTACTTTCCAGAAAAAACTTGGGATCTCATCACCAGAGTCCCAGCTGTCATAGTAATCACCATCGATCACGGCTACAGCATGACTTCCGGTGCCAATAATGTAGGTTCCTTTAGGATATATCTCGGCAAATTTCTTAATCGTTGTGCATCTCGGACAGCTTACAGGCAGCATAAATGGCTTGCATCCCCGAAGCTGTAAATAATGCCCCCATACGGCATCCGCAGAGGGCATATTACAATCGTGACGTCCGAGTTCACATAGGTCGTCATAAACATCATACCAGTTCATATTAAAAGCAAAACAGATGGCCCGTATTACACAGTCAGCCACCTGTTTATGCTTTGGATTTGGATTAACGTTAATCCACATTAGGTTTGTCGGTCCAAGGCTCCTCGTAGCCCATTGCACGTTTGCTATCGTTAATGCCTTCCGTGGTCGGGTCTACGATAACACCAAGAACACTCAGAAGTAGCAGCAACTGGTTAACGAGGCTCATGACGGTATTCTGAGTAACAACAGGAGCGATTTCAAACATGCCGAGAATCGAGTACACAAAACTCACGACTACGCCAATAAAACTGGCCAGCCACACCTTGTTCTTAAATCTTACCTTCCAATTAACTGTCATTTTGATTTACCTCCAATTCGTGTTGCGAGAAACTGAGTCATGTTGGCAGTGGCGTCCTTCATTTCTTTACTGTCTCCACCAACATTTCCGTATTGTGCCATAGCCATCAGATATTGGCATATGGCAACCAAGCCTTCCTGCATACTCTTCTGTGATTCCTGAAGGCCGGAAACGATCAGTTCGTGATTATCTAACCTGCTCTTATCTTTTGCTAAATTTCGTTCAATCTCTTTGAATCGCGGTTCCAGTTTGTCTATCACTTTCTGGCTGACCGCTTCAGCAAAATCAGGTTTCTCTGCTTCTCTTTTCTGTTTCCTGCGCTCCACGATCGTTCGAATGGCGTCGTACACTCGATAAACTATCATGAACAGGATGCACAACGCCAACAGGCCGTAGAGCGTAGTCCAAAACACTGTTGGGGTGAACTTCTCCACCGTAGGCATTACATCACCTCCAAACGTTTACTCGTTCATCATTTCGTCCACATATTTCTTTAGCTCTTCGATAGATCTCTTTAGTTCTTCGAGCTTTTCAGCAGCATGGTCAATCTTATGCCGTAGCTCTTCATAATCAGAAGTTTCGGCCGGCTGCTCATCGGGTTCGTCCTTAAGCAATTCTGCCCAGGTTTTCGGCCCGACAATGCCATCAGCTGTCAGACCATGACTATTCTGGTACTGCTGAACAGCCCTCTTGGTTGCCATGCCGAAAATACCATCTGCTTCAATACCCAGCAATTTTTGAAGCTTCTTTACTTCTTCACCGAAATCGCCTTTCTTAAGCATGACCGGCGAACTTTCGACAGGAATAGCATCTACATACTCCACTTCAATCCCCTCCTCAATGACTTTTGCCACTGCAGCACGGAAATCATTCATGTTAAGGCCATACTTTCTCAACCAATTAGTAATATCGCTGTGATTGCTGGCATAACCAGCCCGATGGAGCTCGCTGTGATCCATTACAGCAGTTCCGCATATGGTTTTTTCAGTAGGGGAGACGCCCATATGCTTACAAAGGTAGGCTGTCAGTTTAACTGCTTTATCCATGACTGCTTCACGGAAGTAAGCCTCGTCATTGATTTTGCAGCAAGTCTCGAAGCCGATGTAACCAGCTTTATTGGCATTTCCCTTTGACGCACTGCCCGAAAGCCAGCATCTCTGGTTCCACGGCAATGTCTGGTAAACAGCAACAGAACCATCGTCGAGTTTGCCAATATAGGCATTCGCGCAAACGGTGACATTCGGACGATTGTGACTATTGTTATAGCGATTCTTACCAAGCAATCCATCATTCGGCTGTACATAACGCTTAAGATATGGATTTCCCGGATTATGTTTTGGATCACCAGAAGCTGTGCAATGCACCTGAACGCCTACCTGTTCCTGAATCGGAGATTTCTGATAGCACTTGGAATTCGTGAAAAATAGCCTGTGAATGACCAATTTATGTGCCATTTTGATTTACCTGTCCTTTGGCAAATACTCAACAGGAACGGTCGGGATATCAAGTTCTCGAGAAGTATCCCCATTGCCTTCCATCCACACCAAAAACGACTGCTCTCCCGGTTTAAATTCGGAATGTCCGAATTTGGTATAGCCACGGTAGATGTTCTTGTAACCGCCGAACTTGAAAGTCATTTCTTTGGTTGCTTCAGGATCAATAAGAGCAAAGAACACTTTTTTGATCTCATCAACTGTGCTGGAGATGACAAGATGATCCGGATCTGCTACCCAGCCAATCGTGCCATCAAATTCGAGACCGTTATTCAGCGTTATTGTTGTCATGATCGGACACCTCTTTTGCAGGCTGTTCAAAAGCGGCGATTTCTGGACGAAGCTTTTCCAAAAGCCAAATACAGCCCAACATATGATCCATGTTTTCTTTGCCGGACACACTGACAGTACAAAGGGTATTGATAACATCGGTGATCTGCTTATTAACTTCCTGTGGTGTCATATATGAATCTCCTCACTTTTTAAGTAATTTCAATATAGTATTCTTCGTCATACTTTCTGGTGGCCTTAACGGTGTAACTTGATGTCCCAATATTAACCCAAGTGCCACTCGCATTTTTTCCTTGTAACTGCGCCACGATTATTCTGGTTGAACTTGTGCTTCCATATTTGGCGCTTCCTGACTTCCATGAAAAAGTAGCGCGATAGCTTGAATAAATAGAAACTGGCGCAGGTGCCTGGAATTTAATATACTGTTTGCCGCCAGACTTTGGAGTGACCTCAACCTGATAATACTTACTGGTCGTTAGCGTACCTTTATCCGTGCCATCCGAATAAGCAGTGTCCGATGGACCATTCAAGTTTATAGATGTAATACCAGCGGATTCTGCTACCCCATCGGTATGACCGTGTGAATAAGCATCCGATCCACTTACAATGACTGCTTTACCATCATATGGACTATTGGAAATATTACTACCGGTAACACGAAGTGGAACAGTGTATTCTTTTTCGTCTCTATTATATACAGCATTAGCACCTGGTCTTAAAGTGACATCTGTAATCGCGCCAGTTGGCTTGGAGTTGGCGACGCGGGCCACAACTTTATCATTGGCATCATAGATGTACGCGTAATCATTATTGCAGGCGACACCGTAACTCAAGTAGGAGAGTGTGTCCTTTTGCAATGACGGATATGGGATGAGCATCAGGTTGCTGCTGGTCTGTGGAGATGGCAGTGCCGCCGTGACCGCGCTACCTGCTTGCTGCCACCCGGAGATCTCTGCTGCCGATACCAATTTCTTGCATTCTGTGGTATCGGCTATCTTAAAATTTGTTTTTATCGTATCTCCATTGATCTTTGTTAATGTTAATACCATCTTTCCAGCAAGATCGCCAGAACCTTCAGAAAAATCAGCTCCGATCAATGCGTTGCTTATGTTTGTTGAAACTGCACTACCGCCAGCATCAGTTCCGCCATTAACATAAATCGTTCCTGCTCTGAGAGTAGTAAATATTCCATTAGACGCGCTTACATAAGTATTAGCTGTAATCGTATTTGCGGTAATCGTGTCAATCTTGGCTTTAACAGCGTTCAACTCACCAATACTGGCTTTACCAGCAATCAGTGTGTCGACAACAGCCAGCTTGGTTTTGAAACTCGGGATCTCGTTTTCGAGGTCTGAGAAATCGGCAGCGGTAACAAAGCCTGGGGAAACAACGGTAGCCCCATCTTTATCCTTGTAGCTTACTGTATTATTCAGGAAAACCAGCCAATTTTCATCTGTGCCATCGGCTTTCTTGCCGAACAGACCAGTACCAAGAATACCGCTAAGCTTAAACTTTTCAGAAGCATTTCCGTCACGGCCAAGGATTTCTGATGCAGCACCTTTCATACTGAGCATGGAAGTGACGTCACCATCAAGAACTTTATTAATATCTTCAAGACCATTACCGAGTTCGATGCCAGAACCAGCAAGCAAACCCTTAATGCCATCAGCCGCTGCTGTGACCTGAGTTTCTGTTGTGCCAGTGTCAGAATCTGTCAGCAATTTACCAATTTCCAATTTGCCGCCATCGCCAGTATCATTTGCACCGATTTTTACAACTTCTCCGGTATACTTCTTAACCTGTTCCTCAGTCCAGTTTTCGGATCCTTCAGGAGGGGCCTGAGCAATGGAAATATACCGTTTATCACCATTGATCAGAATAGAATTCACCAGATCTCCGGATTCATCTATAAAGTGCTGATCAATATTTTCTTTACCCGAACCTTTGATGGAGAACTCAGCATTATGGCCGTCAAGAACCATGGTATAAACATTATAGTTTTCACCGGCTAGCTTCTTTTTGATGGCCATATATGCCGTCTGCAGAACTTCTGATTCGGCCTTATCACCATACTTAGCCCGATATTTGTCATACTGCTCGCTATTATGAGCGCCATCCAGAACAAACGCCCACAACATTTGCTCAGTAAGCTCTTTATTTGCGTCATATCCTTTATCTTTGTTTCCGTCTTCTTTCTTTTTTCCGGCAGATCTTGTGCTGCTCTTTTTATTCTGAGCTTTATACCCATAATTCTTTTTCAGAATCTGATTGGGAATTCCGACGGTATAATTATTCTTATCCGGATGATGCAAGTCATATGTTGCTGACATAATCACCATCGTCTTATCGATCATGGCACCAGGATCAGTATCCCTCTTGTTGATATCCGGATAAATGACATGCACGCGTTTGCCAATTACATATTTCCCAAGTTCGCTTTGCAATACATGCATATCAAGAGCACTAATACTGAATGAAGAAAGACCGCCATTGTAGTTATTCTTCATCCAATCTGTTGCATAGGACCAAAGCTTGGCTTGAGTATCAGCATTACTGAAATTTTCTGTCTTAAAAATATAGCCATAGTCATTGATTGCATTCTCATAGTCGGCTTTGCTATGAAAACCGGAATTCAATTGGGCATCGGAAAAAACCTTTGTCAACTGAGGTACAAGAATGAATTTATTATTTCCATGTATGTCATTCTTATAGCCTTTAATGTACAGGCTCTTACCCTTAGCACTGCCGACCGGAATGAGCGCTGTGAAAATATTGTTGACTTCAGAACTGCTATTAATGTCGATCAGATTTTCGCCAAGCTCCATCGGCTGGTCAATAATGTCCGTTTCATAATAATTATTGAGCCAATCCAAATACGTGGTGCCATTTTGATAGCGAGTCCTGAAATAACCACCAAACTCATCTGCAAGATTACTGAGAACACTCTGAGTATCACTCCAACTACTGGATCCATATTTGTATGAAGCAGTTGTCGTTACTTTTTGTGACGCAGCAGTAGCAGAAGTGTATTGGCCTGGAACTTCACCGAGAACAAACTTTTTATCGGCAATATCATTTGCCATCTGAGTATTATGGTTGTTGATAAGTTTCTTCAAGAAAGTCAGGGCATCCGTTGAAGGACGCTTGTCATCCGTAATACCCTCCATCTGGCTGTCAATAAAGAATGCCAGATCTCCTTCGCAATGTACCTTCTTTACTCCGCTCAAATGCCCGGTGTCGATTGTCAATACTCGGCCTCTGAAAAGTGTTGTCCCGTCGTATACGCAACGGAAAATTGTCTTCATCTGTTTGAAAGATTCATAATAGGGATGGCCAGGATTCATGCTGAATTCCAGACTTCCAGCTTTTCCCATATCGCATTGAATCTTTGGATCCACCAACACATTATCTTCGCCTGGCTCCATCGGAATCGTATACAGCAACTTTTCATTTGCCACATAAGTGCCGTCACGTCGATAGAAGTTTTTAATGTAAATATCGAACATTTATAATGAGCCTCCAACAAAGTGCACAGTGGCGGATCCAATACCGGAAACGGTAATCTTGTTATTACCAGAAAGTGCCTTCCCCAAATAGACATCGCCACTGACAGCTTGATTAATCGTCCTGCCGTTCAAAGTCAACGACACCGTGTTTCCTTTTTGCACTGTGACATTGGCCCAAACACGGAACGGGTAGTCATAACCTTGGAATACTGTCTGATAAGTAGTATTATTGACAGTAATACCATTCAAGGAAGCATAATAATCGTAATCGGTTTCAAAGTTAAAGTTGTCCCAAATCATGTCTTCGTCGCCTTCACTTCTAAGACGAAGCTTATAGGGATTGATTTGATAGTTGATTGTGATCCGGCTGTTACTGGGCTCGCTTCTCCAATTATCGACAGAAAAACGCCCTTCCCAATACCAGCCTGGATCATCTTCCAATACAATTTTAAATCTTTTGCCATGCAGATAATTCATGATCCTTTGCCGTATGGTTTCCCAATACTCATGATCATTATCCACATAAAAGTCCCACGATCCTTGCCGCATACCGTAAATGGGTCTGCTGACAAGGAAAGCGGTCATATCAATAGCGCCATCGCGCCCTGGAATCTCTACGAAATTCGTGGAAACTCCAGGGCTTGCGACGCTAGGACGTTCCGAGGGAATCAAATGCCAATCATCCCAGGTGTTGACCCCCATAAACTGTCCTTCCTTTTCATGGCCGGACGGATACAGAGATCCATCCCCGAAGGTGATTGAATGATACATTTAATTGCCCCTCTCTTCATAGAACTGTGACCGCCCAATCTGCTCATCAACATAGGGAGCAATCGCGCCAGCCACAACACCGGTATCCAATACCAACTTCATCTTAGCGATTTCAGTACCAAGATTCGTAATCTTTGTGCCAAGGTCTGCCATTCGAGAGTAAATACCGGACAAATCGGTGCCATTTTGATTTGTTCTTTCGGATGCCCGTTCATCTGGAACATAATCACTGGCCAACCTGCTAGATGCAGTTGTGTCAATTGTCATGCCCTTATTGGTCATCCATTCACGCATAATAGCAATGCCAGCAGCCATATTCGTCAAATCAAGAACAGGGGTGATTGTCGGATCAAGATCCGTGCCCTCTTCCAGCATCTGGGAAATAACGGTTGCTATTGTCACAACACCGTTGAGAACATCATCCTGAAGCTGGTCCATCGCTGCCGTATAAGAAGCACTGGCCAACTGACGGGCGGCATCCATTGCAGTGTTGCAATTATCTGTTATGCCTTTTGCAATACCATCAGCGATGTTCTTACCAACAGCTTCAAAGTTAAACGATTGATCGATTTCAGATAGCCGTTTTAGCCCTTCCGCCATCATTGTGAACATGCTGATGTTGTCATAGTTAATATCTCCATATTCATCCATAGCATGAGAAATAGTTGCCATCAGATTAACGATCGCTTGGCCGATTCCTTCAGACTGTTTCTCACCGAAGGTGTTTTCCGATCCGGTCAATACGGCAAGCATTGACTCGAAGCCCTCCATGTAGTGGGCCGCGTCAAATACTTTATCACCCATTCCAGTGAACACAGCAAGAATATCCGCGATTCCCTTAGCCATCTCAATAGCAGGACCGGCTTTAGCAGGATCAAAGTCAGATCCGAGGCTGTCGTTGAACGAACTTAATCCGCCGCCGAGCTTTTTGAGATCATCGCCAAGATTATCAAGAGAATAATCTCCGCCACCGAAAGCAGTTCTGAAAATATTTCCAAGACCGCCAACAGTCGGCATTTTTCCACGAAGATCTGTAATGAACTTCGTTACCTGACCAAGAACGGTTGTCGCATTATCAAACTGCTCAGGATCGACTAATTTCTTTTCGCCTTCCTTGCCAGCAAGTGTTTGACCAAATCTCCCAAGCTCTTCACATACTCCGGCAAAAGTGCCAAGATCTGTCTTCAAATTTTCAAGACTGTAGTCTTTTCCACCGAAGCCAGTTTTGATGATATTGAAAATACCACCAATTGTAGGCATCTTTTCAGACAAGGTAGTGATGAATTTAGTGATGGAATCAATGGCTGTTGTAGCTGCCGTAATATCAGATTCGGAAGGAACCTTATGCTCGTCGTCCTTGCCATTGAGTATCTCTGCGATCTTGCAAAGTTCCTCACAAACGAGCCCGAATTGATGGACATCCTTACGAAGAGCCTCAAGATTGTAATTATCTCCGATGATAATATCATGAATGATATTGATCATACCGCCGATTGAATTCAGCTTCCATGGCAATTGCGCCATAAAACCGACAATCAGATCCAATGCCGAAATGACAGCCTTAAGAGTTGACCGATCTACAACCTTACTGTTTCCATCTTTATCTACAAGAATGCCAGTTAACTTAACAAGCTCCTTGCAGGTGTCACCGAAAGCATCGACGCCTTCAGTCAGATCCTTTGCGCTGTAGTCATGTCCTTTGAATATCAATTCGATCAAACCAGGAACATGGGGCATCTTTTCAGAAAGGCTCTGCAAGAATCCGACAATCTGATCAAGCACCGCCAATGCTTCACTGATGGCGGCAGCGTTAATTGTTGATTCACCATTCTCATCCACAAGACGACCGGAGAAGTCAACAAGGGCAACACCAAGCGCTGTGATTTCAACCGCCAGATCAGAAAGATTTTCCTTGCGTCCGACGATAAGCTGCTTCAAGCCGCCAATCTCAGGAAGCCTTGTCTTAAGATCTGAAAGGAAGGTCAAAGCATCAAGGGCCTTCTGGAAACTGCCTTCTTCAGCTTCACCCCAGGATACGGAAGTGGCGAAGCTTTTCAATGCACTGCCGAGCGCTTCGATGTCCTTGCCAAACTGCGTCAGTTGGTTATTGCTGATTTCGCTATTAGTGAACCAATTGATGACTTCGATGATAGCATCCTGGCCAATCAACTGACCACGAATAGCAGCAAATACACCAAGAGCATCTGTTGCGGATTTTATCTTTCCTTCATCGATCCCCTGAGTGTTATCCACAAAAGACTTCAATGCAGTACTCAACGCAATGATGTCCAAACCGAATTCAGCAAGACCATATGGTGTAATGCCGGAATCTTTAAACGCAGTAGCGGCTTTAAGATTATCGGCTGTCAGTTTTTGTTTCAAATCTCCACCAAGGAAGTCAAGAAGCATAATCGCCTGACTCGTATTGGGTCCGAGTCCCTTACTGGCGTCGGAGAATTTGACAATCGCTCCAGCAAGAGCAGCCAAATCAGCACCAAAGCTTCCAAGTTCTGCTTCTTTTGGAATATCAGGAATCGCAAACCCACCATTGTTCGTTAAAGATTGTGTGATTGCCTGAAGAATAGCCACTGCGCCTTGAGCATTACTCGTTGGATCGCCTTCGATTCCAGTAACTTCGCTAGCGCCTTCTGCATATAGCATCATAGCGCCACCAAGACCGGCAAGCTGACCTTTGAACTGATCAAGTCCGACAGTTGACAAAATCCTCAAATCCTCGGCGCATCCAGCCAATTCTTTAATCAGCTGAAGCGGTTTGGATTCAGAAGCCGTTGTCATGTCGTTCCCAAGATAATCAAATGCATAAAGGCCGACACCAAGCTTATAGAATTCCGTGGCCAAGTTACCAATGCTGAAATTACGAAGCTGTTCACCATAATTGAGCAAGGTATCTATCATTTTGAATGAAACGGCACTGCTTGGTTCCGGAAGATTTCTTGTATGGTTTGCAAAGCTTTCCAAACCAGTTCCAAGGTCGAACAAAGCAACCGAGAAATCATTGATTAGAGAAGCATAGCTGCCAAAGCCCTTGAGCTTGGACATCATGGTCTTAAGTTTTTCAAGAACCATGCTTCCGCGATCGACACCACTGTCGTCTGTTGATTTCATCTTAGCCGAGAAATCCTGAACAAGTGTAGCAATTAAGTTCAGTTTTGCGCTGAATTCGACTAACGAATTACCAACTGAATTAATTAACAAAGGAACCACAACGCTAAGCACAAGCGCAATAGCGGCAATACCTCCGCTGATCAGAAGAATGGCTTTCAGACCGGCTCCAATAGGCACAGCCGAAAGAATAGAGATTGCTCCTGCCATGCCAAGCATCATTGCAGTGAGGCCGACAGTAAACGTCAGTATGGTTGCCCAACCAATGTCCTTGACACCTCGTAATGCCAGCGAAATTGCAACAATAACGAGAACAAGACCAAGCATGGTGACCAAATTCTTGGCGCTTACATCAACATTCTTCATAGCAAGTGAGAATATCAGCAGACTAGCAAGGATGTCGATCAAGCCGAAAATGACTTGATTGAAACCCTCGGGGCTCATCCCGGCAAAAGGCTCCAAACCTTTTACCAATACTGCAATGGCCAATGTAAGAATGATCAAGCCGGATATCTTAACAGAAGCGGCATCAAGCTTGCTTAGTAAGAATGCGAATATCAGCAGACTAGCAAGAACATCGATCAAACCAAGGATAGCTCGATTGAAACCTTCCTGGGTCATATTGGCGAAACTGGTTAGAGCAAGAGCAATAATGCCAATGCCTACGCCAAGAGCTGCCAGACCAGCAATTTCAGCACTACTAATATTCAGCTTCTTGATTGCATATGTGAACAGCAGCAAAGAACCAAGAACGACAATCAAACCAAGCAAAGATCTTCCCCAAGCATCCCAAGGCATCAATGCAAATGGAACAATGGAGAGCACCAGAATGCCAATGCCGGCAGCCAAGGCCGCAAGACCAGCAAGCGCCACGGATTTGATTTCGAGTTTCTTCAAACTCTTTGCAAATATGAACAACACATACATGACAGCGATCAAACCGAGCAACGACCTGGCGAATGCCTGCCATGTCATCAAAGCAAATGGTACGATCGACAGAACGAGAATACCAATACCGGCAGCCAAAGCCGCAAGGCCAGCAAGCTCGACGGAACTAATTTGCAATTGCTTTAATTTCTTGCTGAATAGAATCAAAGCCACCATGACAGCCGCTAAGCCAAGCAAAGACCTAGCGAATGCCTCCCATGTCATAAACGCAAATGGCACGATGGCCAAAACAAGAATACCAATACCGGCAGCCAAAGCCGCAAGGCCAGCAAGCTCAACGGATTTTAGTTCGAGCTTCTTGAGCCTTTCGCTGAATAGAATCAGTGCTGTCATAACAGCGGCCAAACCAAGCAATGACCTGGCAAATGCCTGCCATGACATCAAAGCGAATGGCACGATTGACAGAACAAGAATGCCAATGGCAAATGCAAGTGCCGTCAAACCTTTGAGACCAGTCTTTTCAAGTTTAAGATCTTTCAGCTTCTTGGTGAACAGGATCAGTGCACCAAGAATAATGACGAGACCTAAGATTGCCTGCAGCCAACCAGTAAATGAAAGCTTTCCAAGAGGAACTAAAGCAAGTGCCAGCAATGCCACTGCAGCCGTCATAGCAGATAATGCGAAACCAAGTGACATCAACCGAGCTGCCATGCCAAGCTGGTCTTTTAAGGTTCCATCAGAGAACTCTTTCTTGATTGCTCTATTAAACAGAACAATAGCACCCATGATTAAGCCCATGGCTACAATACCCTGAACAATCGAGCTAAGCTTCATGCTGCCAAGTATTGCCACGATCCCTACGAAAATAGCAATGCCTTCTGCCATTTTGAGTAAGTATTCGCCATAATCGTCATATCGGACCTTGAAGCCATTCTTGAAACTTTCAGCAACCTCGCCAACGGCCCACTGAAGGTTTGTAGCCAGCTTCTTCACATTAGATACTAATCGGAAAATCTTCCAAACAGTGGCTACGCCAAGGAACGCCATGATCAAGCCATAAAGATTTTGTCCTTTGAACCAACCTGCTACTTCGGCAATAAATTTGTATGCCGTTCCGAAACCAAAGTTTGTTTCAAGCAAATTGTTCAGATCAAATTTATGGAATGAACTGAACAAATTCGTGAATACGCTAAACAAACCATTGAATCCGCTTTCGAAGAATTTTCTGATTCTTGTGAAAACCGAATCATTCTCGCCAGCTACGTCATCACCCCAAAGACCAAACAAATCTTTGAATGCATTGCGGACAGGTTCAGGAATGGTTTCAATCAAATTATTGAAAATCTCGTGGAAGCGGTCTCTTAACTGCTCTCCAAGTTTTGCTAAAGATTCCACATTCAGAATCTTAGACATCATCTTATCAAAAGCTTTACCGATCTTATTACCAAGTTGAGAAATCGTCTTCGGATCAAAATTGCTGGCAAACAACTCTTTAAGAATGTCCAGCATATCACCGATGAATTCAATAAATGGCCCGGCAACACGAGTAACAATTGTACTGACGCGTTTAAAAGCTTCTGTTAAGAAACTCATCGCAGCAGCAAAGAAGCCGCTTTCATTCCCCCATTTAATGAAGGTCAATAGCAGATCAAGGAAAGCGGATGACACGGTGTTTACTGCATCGTTGATCGGCTTAAGAACCTCAAGCAGTGAGTCAAAGAAGCTTCGAACACTCTTGGATTTCTCAGCATCATTTGCCGTATCATACAACATTGACCCAAGCGTCGAAAAGAAGTTCGTAACCGCGTCAATGGTCGGCTGCATCTGCTTTTTAAGTTCGCCCATAAAACGAGCGAATTCATCAACAAATATGATGCCCAATGCCACGCCTGCAGAGAAACCATCAACAGCATTCTTGATCATTTCGAGACGAGTCGTCGTTTTATCGCCGATCTGAACTTCTTCGTTGAAGAAATCACGAATCGAACTCATGAAATCACGAAGGCTCTGACTCATTTCTTGAAGCTTAAGTCCAAGCCATGCTTCTTTGAAGCCCTCATCGCTCCAATGCAGCTGTTCGCCACCTGTGGCGAATATCTTCACCATGTCCCAGAAGCCATCGGCTATGATTTTTCCGACATCATCGAATAAATCAAGCAGACCGTAAGCGCCTGTTTCAACGTCCTTACCATAATCTCCGAGAATGGTATCAATAATAGACTGGCGACCGCCACCTGTAGCCCAAACTCTGAGTATGGCATTTCGGGCATTCTTCAGCTTATCGAGAGACTCGATGACACGTTCACAAAGTGAAGTAAACAACTCCATGGCATCTGTAACATCGCCAAATACAATTCTGAAACTCTCCATCCAGCCGGTGGAAACGGATTCTTTAATGGCGTTCATGGCATCGGCGAATGTTAGTGCTCGCTGAGCGGATTTATAAGCAACTTCGGCAAATTTGTAGTCGCTTAGAATAGCCCCGACAGTGTTCTTAGATGCCCATTTTGTGTTAAGAGTCTGCTCGATATTATTGGCGGTTACTTCAACTTCTTTACCATACTTCTTGCTATTCGTATAGTACTTTTTATTTTTAATAACGAGATCACCAGTAGCAACACCGGCTTTAATCAACTTTTCACGAAGATCGTCGGCTATGGCAGAAGATTCTTTGCTGATTTCATTGAAGTCATCATACGTCAGAACACCTTTTTCGGTAGCCCTTGTAAGAATGTCCATGGCTTTCTCGGATTTTTCAGGATCCAATTCAGCATAGAAATACTTATCGAAAACGGCCATCATAGTGTCTTTCGACAGCCATTTTTTATTAAGTGTATTTTCCAAGCTATCGGCAATTACTTCAACTTGCTTGCCATATTTTTTACCATTCGTATAATACTTATTCTGCTTTTTAACTAGGTCGCCAGTTGCTACAGCGGTGTCAAGAATACTCTGTCGAAAATCAGAAGTAATGATATGCGCCGAACCATTCAGGCTTTGCCAATGCTGAAGACTCAAAAAACCATTTCCCATGGCCTTTGAGAAAACACCCATGGCAACACTAGCTTCAGCAGCGCCTTTGCCGGCTTTAGAAGACATATTGTAAATGCCTTCAAGGGCACGTTCAGATTCTCCAAGCCCTCTGCCAACTGCCGTAAATTCGGACAATTTATCAGCCATCACTTGGAAATTAGCACTAGTCTGGTCTGTATATTTCTGGACACGGTCGAACATGGCATAAGCTTGTTCTTCCGTATGCTTGCCAGAAGCGATAAGAGCCTGAACGGCCTTATTCATGGCATCGTATTTTGATTGACCAACGAGTATCTGAGCAGACGTAAAGCTTTTGATAAAGCTTTCCATTTGAATGGCGGCGCTCTCGATTCCGTTCCTGATTCGCGAAATCACAAACTCGCTGACGTCACCAAGACCTGTGAATTTGTCTGTCAACCGCTGGATATTAGATGTCAAATTGTGAAGATCAATGGACTCAAATCCAGCAAAGAATTTCTTGAGTCCTTTCGAAGTGGATTCAAAATCCAATTCCTTCTTAAAATCTTCAAGACTCTTTTTGCTCTTGGCAATGTTTCGTTCAAACTGCCGATTTTCAAAATGCATCTCAATAATTCTGGTATCAGCATCATTAGGCATCAGCGGTTCACCTCCTTCCACAGATTCTTTATCATATCCTTAAATACTGGCCGGATAGCAGGATTAACAAAATCCTCGCCTTCGATATACGTGCCATCTTGTAAGCCATGGCCATACATAAGCATAAGCACAACATTCACGCCTTCATTATTATTACTATTTGTGAAAGCGAGAACGATATGGCCATTTTTATTTTCTTCAATTTCATAGTTCCATGATGCTGCCGTTTTTCCGGTATCAACTGGTGTGGCTTGTTGAAGCATCTTCACACCAAGTTGTCCATACTTGGAAAGTACGTTCAAATAGTCGCGACGAAGCATACGATTAAAGAATTTTTCAGTTTTACTAAAATTTCCTTTATGCTTGACCTTTATCATATGATCACCCTCTCGAATGAGATCTTGCACGTCTTGCTGCATTCAGATTCTTATAATTAGCTGCCGCTTGACGCTTACTCATCTTCTTCTTGGGTGCATTCTTCTCGTCGCATACTTTGATTAGCATCATCAATCTGTTCAAATGCCACTTCTGGCAGGGATCGAATGGAATATTGTACGCTGTCATATAATAATAAATGACTTCGCTCGTAAGAACTGTATGCGAGCCACCGCTTTTTCCTTTGCCTTCAATTTTGGAAATCGTGGTGGCTGTCATAGGATCATCAATGTAACTACGCACTTCATCCATTTGGTCTGCAGTAATTTGATCATAAATAATTGGATTAACATTCTGAGTAATTGTCATGCATCTTATATAGTCACGAGTTTCCTCAATAGTCATCTTTTTTTGCTGCAGAAATGGTTTTTTCCATTTTGACTCCCATTTTGAAATTGAGACAAGAGAATGCTCCAGCTGGAGTGTCTGTCCTTTGATTGTCGTAAACCGCTGGGTCCGTTCATCGAACGAATCACGATCAGGAATAACAAGCTGAAGCATTCCCTGCCTCCTTTATTACTTTACCTCGCCATCTACAACAGTGAGATTGTTTTCAATGTTAGCTTCGCGTTCACTCTTCTTCTTGGCCCATTCAGCCTTCACACGATCCTGAGCGTCCTTAGTAAGGCAGCCGGTCAGGAAAGTTACGACGCCATCTTCATCGTTAAGCAGCTCAGTCAAAAGATTATCGTAGGCTTCTGTATTAACGAACCGCTCATAAAGAGGCAGGCCAGTAGAGTCACGCTTGACAAATGCGCCATCGGGCAGGCGAACACCATAAGAACGGCTGATCAGAATATCGATGATCCTCAGCATTTCGCCCTTATCTTCATTCTTTGCGGCTCGATTGGCGCTTTCTTCCAGACCGCCAGGAAGACTCGGATCGCTATTGATCTTCGTCAATTCTACCTGAGTCAAATGGAAATAAAAGTCGTCCGTACGGGAATTACCTTCGAAATCATGGTAAGAAATAGTCTTTTTAATCATTTTTGTTACCCCTTTCAATTATAAAAGAAAAAAGAAGGGTGCCAGCTTCAATAGCCAGCACCCTTTTCAAACATCTTAAGCAGACAGCAGAGCCAGCACCTCGTCGGGAGACGGCAGATAAGCCTCTTCAGAGTCGGTGCCATACAAGGCATCTTCGAGCTTCTTAAGCTTAGCTTTCGCAGCTTCAGTAGTGAAGTCTGTGGAATCGATAACTAGCAGGCTAGTGGCTTTGTGACCGGTGACATTGACAGGCGTGGAGTCAAACTCCCAGCTCAGAGTAATGGCATCGGGACTGTCATTAATGGTTTCATAAGCACGCTCAGAAGGAGAGCAAGTGCAGTTATAAACCAGATGCAGTTTATAGCCATACTCTGGAGATTCATCATTACCCTGCTCAGTCCGATAACACATACCAAACGCTTCACGAGACTGCTGGCCAATGGTCACACCAGTGGTCAAGGTCGCTTCGCCATTGCAGGCTGCAAACTCGTCAGGATAAGTATACGCTTCGATCGTACCACCAAAGGTTTCAGCAGAACGGAAGCTCGCATACTTAATATTGTCAGCATAAAGGTCAGTCTTTTCAGCGCCTTCAGGACTCTCAGTGACACTTGTGAGGCCATTCCAGGCAGCACCAATCCACTTCGCAGGGGTCTCGGAATTCTTTCTGTAAACGACACCCTTGGATACGCCATTTTCATACTTCTTCTGGCCCTGTTCATCCCACTTCAGTTTCATGTGGTTTTTCCTCCTTAATAATAGATCTTAAAGACATAGTGATTCAAATTGTCGGAAACAAAAAATCGCTGAAACCTACATGTAGGTAATTCAGCAATCTTTTCCCTTATTACGGATTCAGGATCTCTGTCAATCACAGTTAACTGGTAAACATGATCCCAGTGATATGGGTGATTATTGGCATAAAGCGAAGGCATATCATCAAGTTTATACACCACACAAGGATACTTTAGCTTTTTGCTTGCCGGTGGTTGAAAATATACATGCTCTTTAGCTTCCTGCTTAATAAGCTCTTGAATATTGTCGGTTTCAAAATTCAAAGGATCCCATAGCCACTTCTCAAGAGTAGCAAGTTTATCACAGATCATATGATGCAGATCAATCCGTTGGCCCATTGTATACGCCTCCGATCTGCAGCATCAACCTGGGGCGTTGGACTTCAACATTTTCAACCTTCCATTTGGTTCCCATCCATTCAACATACTTTATTGCAAAGAAATGTTCAAATGCATAGGAGTCCGCAATGATGCTGATCCGATTGTTGACAGTTAAATTATCCAAAACGCTATCCTGATTAGATTCATACCGACGATTATTTGAGAGGACGTCACCATAGTAATTTCGCTTTTTGATGGCGTCCTCCCAAATTCCATCACGTTCTCCAGTTTGCTCTTCGCTGATCCCGAATCCGACTTCACCGAAGAACTTCATTTTGATTTACCTCAGTCGCCAGTGGTCTCGAACTCGAGAGCAATGGCAGAATAGGGGCGAGTCAGCATGCCGCTGCAACGGGTTTCAAGCAGGCTCAGTTCCTGGTTGAACCGAATATCGAAGTCGGTGAAATGAGTAATCTCGCCACCCTTAGTAGAACCAACGCTATAGTCAGCCAGATTGACCATAAGACCAAGCAGACCATAGTTCTTCTCGACGCCGGAAACAGTCGCCTTACGGGTCTTGCCCTCAAACTGCTCAGCAGTAATGATCTCATTGACATTCAGGGCAGCCTTCAGCTCAGACACATTGTCATAAATACGACGGCCATTCAGGTCACGAGCCAGCAGCATCACATTGACCAGATGCGGAGTGCAGAAGAAGTCGGGGTTACCAGAGCCCTTATACTTCTCACGAGCATACAGCAGCTCCTGAATAATAGCTTCGGCATAAACATAATTATCGCCGAAGTGCTTGCTGGAATCAGCGCCGTTCATCGTTGTGCGCATGCCTTCGATGTCAACAGTGCGATGGATGGTGAAGAAATCGTCATCAGTCCAAATAGGAATGATCTTGGTCTTATCGATCGCCTTCACATCATCATCGCCGCCATTGCGGCCATCACCAATCATGATCTGACGGGCCAGTTCCTCGTTCAGATTCATGCGATCGGAGTTGTACATGTAATTAACAATGTTAAAGTCAGTGATGTCAAGGATGTCATCACGATCCAGCTTACTAAGAATATAAATCGTGGTCGGATCAACAGTACGACCAAGCAGGTCCAGATTACCAACGAATTCCTTCTGAGTCTGCTTCTTGTAGCCACGAGCACGACGATTTTCAATATCGCGCGCATCAGCAAAACGCACACGCAGACGGCTCATGGGGCTCTTATGAACCTTATTGATAACCTTGCTGATCCAACCCTGATCGGTAGTCAGCATTTCCGGTTCGGGGCCATTCAGCAGCTTATAATCCGGGAACAGCGTAGAAATGTTATTAAAGCCGAGATCAGCATGAGTCAGCTCATCGAAGTTCAGCTTATTGTCCTCAGCCCAACCCTTAAGCAGATTCTTCAGGCTAAGATGATTCTCGCGGGCATAGTTTACCATGTCAGCGCCTTCGGCATGGCTCAGAACAGCAGTCTTGGCGGCCTTGTTGTCACCATAAGTTTCGAAAACATTCGTTTTCATTTCAAAATCCTCTCCTTCATCATCTGAATGTTCAGCTTCTTCATCAGTGGTTTCGTCATCGCCTTCAAGGGCTCTACCAACCAGGAACTCAACTACCTGACGTTCCTCTTCGGTCATATCATCAAGAACATCCTGTACGGTACGACCATCATCAGTGCCAGCAGCTTCGCCTTTGTCGTCAGCATGCTCCATTTCTTCAGGAGGCTGACCACCATTTTCTTTAGATGCCAAGGCCTGCTCAATGAGGAACTCGGTGACTTTACGTTTTTCTTCAGTCATAGCATCGAGAACATCCTGGACAGTGCGCTCCTTACCTTCAGAAGCCTTCTTTTCTTCTTCTGGTTTTTCCTCATCAGCATGACTCAAAACTTCTTCATTTTTTTCATCCTCCGAATCATCTACGTCAGAATGGAACAACTCGATGCCCTCATCTACACGAATAAAGGCTTCAGTGTCACTCTCTTCACCATGCGCCAAAATGGGGAAGTCGATTACTGCACCGGGATTAGCACCGGCAAGAACCACACTGACTTCCTTAATCGAGCCATGCAGGACATCACCTTTGCTCTGAGTCAGATTATTGGCCCAAATACTGAGACTGCATACATCGCCATGGCGAACAATCTCCTTGGCCTGTTTACCGGTATGCGTATCATTGAAAGAACAATACGCATAAACACCTTCGTCCCGATTTTCAAGAAGCGCATGGCCAAGCACATTTTCAGGATCATTGTGCTGATGCATCCACACCAGCGGTACCACACGACCGTCATCATCTTTAAAAGCATTACGACGAATCGTTCGACCATCAGCGCAGCGCAAGTCATTTTTAGTTGCCCAACCGCTGAAGTCATAAGTCTTCGGCTTCTTCATGAAGTGCCCTCCTTTTAATAATTGTCAATCTCAGAAACCTTCATATCAGCGATATTCGTCGCCGGCTCTTCCGCCGGATAGGCTCCAGATTCTTCTGAATAGCCTTCCATGCCAGGGCCGGGACTTGCATTAATGTTCCGGTTCCTGAGTTCGTCTGCTCCGGGATCGATGGCAGGCTTGAAGCCGATCAACTGCCTGACCTCGTTCGGTGTCATGATTTCATTCATGGCAAACTGACTGCCGAGATTTACAATGGATTCGACAGGAGCAAGCTTGAACAAATCTCTGAAGAACACGATTTTTTGGTTCTGAGAACGAGCTGTTTTGGTCAGAAATTTTCGATTAAATTCATCTGCAATCGCTGACACAATTGGCTCAATAGTGCGGCTAAAATAATTCAGCATCGTCTTCTCGTCGGCAGTCCCCTCAAAAACCTCCTTGGTCATACCTAACTGGCTATATAGCATGCTCGTAAGTGAATCAATTTGGGCTAAGAGGTTGTTTTCGACTGGTCGATTTAGCTGAGTTATCTTCTCTGTAGCGTCCGTATAGGCTACACCGTATTTGCTGGAAGCCAACTGAGATTCAAGTTCTTTACGTCGGTTCTCGGCTTCTTGTTTCCTCATAGGAGTTTTTGTCATATACGGAAGGTGAATGATCAAATCCAGTTTGCCGCTGCTTGCTTGTTCATCCACCGCATCAAGAAGACTCATTTTATGAATAAGCCGTTTCATTGTTGAATTCGGCTCGTTCATCACGTTATAAAGCGGATTTTGAATAATCGCCACAATGCTTTTAGGAAGCGTAATCTCTTCTTTTTTGCCAGTGGCTTCGTTATACATCCTAAGTCTTACATGCTTTGGATACCATTGCACGATCTGTGCGACACGAAGAGTTTTTATGTCATAGCTGCCTGTCAATCTTGGATTGAATGTAGTGTCAACTGGCACAGCAGCGATGACACCTTCGTCGCACATGCTTTCGACAAGATCTTGAAAGAAGTCCCGTGAAGTCTGATCGATATTAGCCTCAGTATTCATGCAATAATTAAGACCGCTATTAATAGTCTCAACATAGCGGTCGAATTCATCCAATCTGGCATGTTGTATTTTGACAGAACTAACGTCTATTGCGATCCTCGTATAAATAGAGGCCACAATCGTTCGTTCAACACCACGGCGTAACGGTATTCGATCCTGCCGAATAGTGTAACTCGGTCCGAGATCCTGCCGCTGTATTACCTGCTGATCTCTTCCGAGAAAAGCATTCCATGCATGGCGAACCCGGTCACCAAGACGCATTCCGTCTGCTTGGTAATCAGCCAACGGTATTCGCCTCCTTTAGTTTTTAAATAAGCCACTTGGCACCACGGCCGACATGCCTGCGAAGAAATGATGCGGCTTTAGCGTTGCGCAAAAATGTCTGTCCCAAATCTAATGCCGCTTTATAGTTCTTAGTCATAGCAGCAGCTGTAACACCAATTGCCGTGCCAACAAGGATCTTTTTTGCAGCGCTAATAAGTTCCTTCTTCACAGGATGCCGATTGTCGATATTCTGTTTATACTGACTTTCGCGCTGCATACGGTTATTGCGGCGGTTTAATTCGTCATCACTAAGCCATTTGGCTTCATTCTTCTGCCATGTGTCGCTTTCGGCTACTTTTTTTGCTCTCCTACGACCTTTAGGATGTATGAGTGTACCATCTGGATTCTGATAATTACGAATTCCCCATTTTTGACCTTTTACGCCATAATGAGCAAGGTAGCCTTCGTATTCAGTATTCATGACGGTCACCTCTTAAACTTTGGAGCATTGCGTCGCAATTGTTCAAGATTCTTGTTTACTTGATATGTAGCCCTTGCATTTTTAGCTTTCATCATAATCGAACTAAGTGCAGTTTTACCCCAATGAGCAATTTTAGACCCAGCTCCAGTGTATTTAAGAATACCACCAATAGCAATAGCAGCAGTGGTCATTGGCACAGCATTTCCCATTAGAAAATTCTTGACACCTCTAGCAGTTCGTGCTGTTGTATCCTTAACGTCTTGAACTTTCCTTTGCCGATTAGCAGTATACTGATTCTTCTCAGAATTCTGTAGGCTAAGCTGTCTTTCAAACTCTTTTTTATAATCTGGATCTTTACTTCTTTCGTTGACAATATTTCTAATTTTCTTGCGTCTAGTGCCAGCGCCTTCGCCATAATATGCTTTGGCAATGGCATATTCTTTAGCATCTTTGGCAGCATCTTTATTAAGTTTACGCCAATCTTTCTTATCACCAACGCCATAACGAGTCCGGCCTTCTTGGGTCAAGCTACCATCTTCATTTTGAAAACGACGAATACCATGCTTCTGCCCTTTGATGCCATAGTGTTCAAGGTATTGAGAATATTCGTAAGTCATTTCTTTTCTCCTTAATGACCAGAGGGTAATCCTCGAAATCCTATCTGATAATTTCGTTTACTTACATATCTGGCACCCATTTTTCTGTATTTCATATTCTTAATGAAGTTATTAACAACCTGGCTGTTTTTAGCTTTTACGGCAGCATTCGCTAAGCCTTTAATAGATATAGCACCAGCCTTGAGTATGGTGCGCTTGGCAATATTCTTAAACTTAAAACCTGTTGCCATATTGGCAAGATTATAGGCTGCGGCTCCATATAGCACAGCTTTAGCTAACCTTATCCTTCTTTTTTTTCTATCTATAGCTTTTTGGCGCTGCTTTATCAAAGCTTCACGCTTAGCATTTAGCATATCGGGCTGTTCTAACTGCCGTTCAAAACCGTGTAATTCATTGTCAAGTAAGCCATATCTTCTTTTTCCTTCTGTTGTAAGAGTTCCGTCCTCATTTTGAAAACGACGTTGCCCCCATTTCTGGCCTTTGACACCAAAATGCGCAAGATAAGCTTCATATTCGACGGTCATCTTTGTTCTCCATTCTTGCCAATCGCGGCATAAACATCCTCTTCTATGAAGAGATAACTCAATACAAAGGAGGATCACAAAATGATTATTAGTGGATTTTTAGTAAAGGTATGTTTTTGGGTTGGCGTTTATACAATCATAAAAAAGATCATAACTTTTATTAACACAATAAATGAGAACAATAAGAAAGACAATTGATGATCTCTTCGGAAAGAGAGCATGAAAAACATGGCTCTCTTTTTTTTTTTAATCAAATGTCTCTCGATTTAGTTTATATGCAACATAAGCATCGATCAAAGCTGCAACACTATCAATCTTTTGGTCATAGCGCCTTTTCCACAGTTTACGATTTCCATTAGTGTCCTCAAGAGTAATTGCATTACCCATTGTGAACTTCATGATCTCTTGATCAAATATAAGAAGTCGTTCTTCAGCTAATTTCTTAATTTCGCCAATCGGAACGCTTTCGGTCTTAGAACCCTGAGGAACTTTCTCTACGCCATATTGGCCGTTCTCTTGGCAATATCTTTCAACAAACTCTCTTGCATTATATGGGTCATAACCAAATGCACGAATATCGTATTCTGCTTTTGTATTATATGCATCAAGATCGTCGTATACTTGCATCATATCAAGAACGGCTCCTGGCATAACAACAAGACTATCCTCCTGAAGGAACTTATCATACTCTTGCCGCATAGAAGGTGTTAACCGCATCAAAGTTAATTCTGTAATGTAGCAACGTGTCTTTACTCCAAATTGTCCACGACCAAGAGGAAACAAATAAGTAAAAGCACAGAAGTCGTCACCTTGAGAAAGGTCAGCACCAAGAGCGCAAGACATTCTCCAGAATTCTCGTTTGCGATGAGGAATCGTTTCTTCATAAGTAAAGAAATAGGTTGAGCCTTCCATAGGGATGTTAAATCTCTTGGCAAGAATATCATTCCTAGCAGCAGGAGCACGCTCGGCTCTTTCTTTTTCCAGCTGATAAGTTTCATAACTGACAGTTAGGCCAAGATTCGGATTGGCTTTAAGCCATTTGCTAGGATCATCGACTTCTTTTATATCGTCAAGTTTATAATACCAAATACTAGTATGAGGATCCTGATATTCGCCACGAAGAATAGACATCAATTCCATCTTAATGTCATCGCCTGGGCCATTACGAACAGTACCTTCTGAACTTGTTGCAACGATCAGCCAGTCTTCATTTTTAGAAGCGCCTTGCTCAAGAGCACCGACAACATCTTCACGTACGGTACCAGACAGCCACTCGTCAATCGTATTGTATGGCGTTCTTAAACCATTAAGCTTATCGATACTCATTGGCCTAATTTCGAGCAAACTACCTGTCAAAAAGTTCTCAATTCCTCGCTTCGTACTGGCGAGTTTCGACTTAAGAAGTTTTGAGCCAACGGTAGCCTGAACACTTCCCTCGACCATAAACTGAATAACTGGTCCTCTTGCTCGAGCGATAGCTGTTCGTAGAGGACTAAGCATTTCTTCAGCTTGCTTCATAGTAGGTGCTGTTGTCACCTGATGAGTAGTCTTATTATAGACAATCAGAAAGAATGCCTGAATGCACATGGCATACATTGTTTTTGCAGCACCACGAGGTATGATTAAGTATTGTTTGTTAATTAACCGCTTTTTAACTCGCCGTTTTATATAATGCCAATGGCCATCGGGACCAGGGCGAGGGACCGGCCTCTCAACGAAATAATACCAGCCGAAAACCTGCTCAGCCCACAGTTTAAATGTGTCCATGAGGTGAAGATCTTCGCCATCTGTCAATGTCAATTCATTTTCACAAAATTCAATAAAACCATTAATGGCTTCGTCATCATAGTAATATTTGGGATCACGGATCAATGCATCGATGCGGTTCATTTCCATGCTGACTTCTTGGCAGACAGGTATCTTACCTTGTATTACAGCATTCCTGAATTGCCCGTAATAAATCGGAGTTGCTGTATTAGATAGCATCAGTCATCACGCTCTTCCAAATAATATGGATCAGAATCCGGCCATTCAGTTTCTTGAGTACTAACTTCATCAGCTTCATCGGCTTCCAACTTCTGGTAATAACCGAGTCTCGATCCATCGCCTGGATAGAACTCTGCTTGTTCGCGAAGACGCCATTCGAGCTCTTCTTTTTGCTGTTTGAGTGCATCCATCACAAATGAACTGGCAGGAGGATCAAAAACCATTTTGACGCAAATATAGATGTAGTTCTTAACGCCATCGATCATGATCCCTTCAGGATTTAAATCATCCCATGTTTCGTTCGGACCAGTTATTGTGATACCCGATCCAACGCCGAGTTGCTGTAAAGTCATTAATGCAGAATTAATAAAAACTATAATATCGACATCGAAGGCTGTATAATCATCGCCAAGCCCTAGCATCTTCTTTATAGTCAACAAAATACTATTAGGCATAAATAATCCTCCTTTCCAATCAAGATAAAAACACCAATCCATGTTCTTAACTTAAGAAGCCTTCCATGGAATGGTGTCGTTTGGTGTTCTTTCTTTAAACTCTTCTGGCAAAAGTGTTTCATCACCGTAATGAATTGCCTGATGTGTGTTAAACGAAACACAGACAACATTATTCATATCGAATATCGCTGGACTGCGGTCCTCAACATCTTTGACGGTTAATGGAATGATGTGGTGAATAATTATTCTATCGCCTAGGATTTCTCGCCCAGGCATTGCCATATCACAGCCATTATCTCGAACAATTACATCCCGTCTGAATCTCCTCCACTCAGGTGAAGTATACAAAACCTGATTTAAATATCGTTCGAAGCCAAATGTTGACTCGCCTACGACACCTCCAATGCGAAGGTAATCGTAGCGTTCTATAAATGTCTTTAAACGAATCAATCCTTTGTAATTTCTAAACGAAAATATAGAACTCGTTTTGTTCATTCTATGTCCTCGCTGTCATCACGGTTGATACTGCCGCCATAAGACTTCATAGCATTGGTGGCCTTTAAGAACAGTTCCTCCAATCTTGCAGTAGACTGAATGGCATTGGTCTTAGCTTCCAATTGCAGTATCTCTTTTTGCAACTTTTGTTTTTCGAGTTCTTCTTTTGTGGTAGCCAACTTCAAATAATGACAGATCAGCTGATTTGAAGCTGAACCGTCCATTAATTTCTTTTCTGCGAGATCCACAGCTAAAGAAATCATCTGCTGTTCTCGCGCAGCCGGGTCTAACGCAGGGGCTCGACGTCTTCCGCCTGGCCGATCTGAGTTTTTTGTCATCCCAGCCATAGACTTTCCACCCCTTTTTACAATACTTTCATACTGTTTTATGGGCTGATCGATAGAAACCCGTACCGTTCCAAATATCAATTAACCCATTTTCCCCTCCGGGTTTTTTTCAAAG